TTATACTCCTATTTCTGGATTAAGTATGCTATGATTGTCAGCCATTTCTCCCATTATGAATGATACATCTTCTGATTCGCCAAAAGTTTCTGGTCGCATTGGCAACGTGATATCTTCTTTATTCATTACTATCACTGGCTGATTGTACTGAAGTGTGCCAGGCAATGGAATCATTTCGTTAGAATTTCTAACTATTTCTTTTGCTCCTGGCAATATCTTTTTAAGCGCATCGATAACGATGTCAGGGTTGATCTTATATTCGCTTCTGCGGACCAAACAATGCATTCCGCCACCAGTCTTAACGAAGATCGTATTCCCTTTCCCAAAAAAGGATATGAAGAGTTCTCGTATTCGTTCATAGTTTTCTCCTTCTATTACATCATCTATATCAAAATCTATCCAAGCTTTAGTACCAAAGTTTCTAGCAAAGAGTGACTGTGCTGTATCAAATGACTTACGTACTTTATAGTAAGCTTGCTCAATTCCACCTTTAGAATTCTTCAATGCGCTATCTGTAAGTGTAGTCATGATCTCAGTTAGATGATTCATTTGATCTTTCATAGCAGCATAGCAGTCTACTGGGCATATGTTCCAATATGTTACTAATGCATTCTGAATGAATGACTCACTTTCGTATGGAAAATAAGCATCAATTCTTTGTTCTAATCTACGAATGTGCTTAATGAATGACTGCCAGTTATCATGTCTAATCTGAATCTTGTTGAACATTTCATTGTGTGGAATAACAGTTTTCTCTTCAGTACTTAGTCGTTTCTTCCGTATGCTTAGTGAGACAAAATAGATCTCATTAGCCTTAAGAGGTGGGACTGCATATTTGTACCACCATTTTAGTTCTTCTTCATCATATATTATCTTCAAATATTTCATCGTCTGCATATTCAGTTACCACCACTTCATTTACCTGTTCGGCATTTATTTGCTCTTTAACTTCTTTCTTATGTTTTCTTCTTTTCACAGGCGGCAACGTTGGAAGAGCACCAGTTGCTAACCTTGTAAACTTTAAAGCCCTCAAATATGATTCACCAATCTGTACAATTTCTTCTGGTGTTAATGAGTTCATTCTAACAGAAGAAATAGATTCATTTAGAAAGTAATTGATAAGACTCGGTCCCAACATATAGTTATCATACAAATGCTGGGCTATCTCTGGGCTGTATTTTTCTTGACGTACCTGCTTTATTGCATCTTGCAGAATTACTGAGTACATCTCATTTGGAATAGATGGCAGTTGATAGACGGGCTCTCTAAAGACGCTGTCCTTACCTAAAAGTTTGACTAATATTCGATCATATTCTTCAAAATCAGAAGCTGGTAATTTAAGCTTAGTTAGCGCTTCTTTTGCTTTTGGGTAATCAATTTTCTTATCTATAGCAGCATCAATAATTTCTCGTATTGTCATAATAATTAGTACCCTATTTTCTCGTCATCGTCAAATAGATCGTAATCATTAACGATGAACTTCTTTTCAAACTCCTCAGGAGTCATATTAACTATATCAGCCCAGTGTTCTATAAAAGCTTGCTTATTGTTTGCATACTGAATAGAAAATGATAATGTTTTAGAATATGCAGGTGTATTCGTCTTCATCAAATAACTCCCAATCTCCCAATCCTTCTAAAATACTAATAAGACTATGCTTACTATATTTTTCTAAAGTTTTACAACCCAATCTAGCACAACCCCAATTATTGTTACAACATTTTTTGCATATTGGAGAATTATAGTCTTCTTTCCATAATGCTTGTTCTACATACTCTTTAGTAACACTTTCTATATCAGGATCTTTACTATATATCATAATATGTCTTCCATTTATGCCAGCAATAAAAGCGTCATCATAGATACTCAAAATAATTCCCACTTTTTTTAATCAAATAAGTCATTGTCTCCTCCAATGAGAGCCATGAACTCATCATAAGCAGAGGAGTGTTCTCCAAAAGACTGATACAGTTTGACTACATAACCCTTTTCAAGTTTCTTAGTCATTTGCTCCCACATTGTTGGATCATTGTAAACTTTCTTTTCATAAACTTTCTTTTGAGCCTTAGCACCAATTCGTCCCCAAGAAGCAGTGAAAATATATCCACCATTAAGATATGTGCCGTCATTTCTTATAGGACCACTATTTTCTAAATCGCGTTTGTTTTGAGACAAATGATAATACTTATAATGATTATCTTGAGTATTTTCTAATACTATCTTTTCAACATTTGAGTTTGTCCATTGCTTATCATAAAGCATCTTAAACTCATCAGGTATTTTAGTAATTGCAGTCATATCATATCTCCTAATCTTATTGTATTGCTTTTTCAATTGTGCATATTCCCATGCACCTTGTCCAGCTATGTATGAAAAAAATTCTTCAATTTCCATTTGATCCTAAATTAACGGTAAGACTAAATGGCTTATTCAACATTTCAATTGCATCATTTGCATTCTGAATAGTAATGCCAGTTCTTCCATCTGTATTGACAAGCCAAGGCATTAAGATTCCCATATCGTTATCATCATCTAAAATGCATAATGATTCTACAAAAATGTCTCTACGTAATTGATTTTCAATTAGCCAAGACAAAATCTCATTACCACGAGGGCCACCATTATGATCCGGTGTCTTATCTATGCAGCACGGTGTAATTCCAGTTGCTTCAAATAAGCAGTTAATTCCAAACCAAGTTGCATAATCTTTTCTCCAAGAAGATGACAACAGAATTTTGACAGGCGTTTTCTTTGATGCTTTCTTAATTATGCTATTTAGCAACTTAACATTATGCTTACTAAAGTTAGTGTACTTATCACTATTATAGCATTCTTTATCTATAAAGTTATTAAGTACACCATCTATGTCTAGAGCAATTAGTTTGATCCTTGACATAATTTCTCCATTTGATCATATTCAAGCTTAGCCATGAACTCATTTTCAATTCGTTGTTTCTCATTTGGTGTCTTATAGAACTCAAAGTACAGTTTTGCTAATGGCTTATCTTTTACCATCAATGCAAAAGCTTTCTTATTGTGAGTTGCATCATTTGTGCTACACGCAAATAGCATTATAGATGCAGCCTCATCTAATGCTTTGTCTACTATATCATACACATAATGATACTTGTCTACAACTTTTTGAATCACCTCGGCATATTCTGGAAAGATTCCCAGTATGTCATCTATTGTTCCAGCTTGTATGCACTTCAAAATGTGTTCAGAAGAAAGTTGGCCGTTGTTATCTTTCATTCGATGAATAGAGACATATTGCTCACCTTTGATCTTAATACGATTAAAGTTCTCATCACAAACTACAATTCCTTCATGAGTTGAATCTAAAGAAGCCACTAATTCTATCACCTCTTCCAATGTCTTAGCTGTTAGCTCATACATTTTAGGAGTCTTAAACTGTGGGAACTCTTTGAAGTTTTCTAAGAATTCTTCTGGGTTATGTTCCTCTTGTGTAGAGTTTCCTCTCACTCCAATAAGCCACAATTCTGTCTCTGTGTAAGGAACAACAATCCTGTTATATGGTGATGTAAGCTCAAAGCTAAATGTCATATTGTCGCCGAGCTTTTTCATAAACTGTTTTTGTTCGTATGTGAACCGACTCATTGCTACATCTATCAAATCTTGAAATGTTTCGTATCCACCAACAAGGTCACCTAAATCGCAAGGCAAATCAGCTCGAGCATCAAATCCGTTATTTGTCATCCAAAGCTCTTCACCATAAACTTCATCAAATGTGTATTTGATAAGTGAGCCATCTAATTTCTCACGAGCGAAAATTTTGCCGTTCCAATCAATCTTAGCAGCATTGCCTTCACCATAGTTGAAGAACTTATCAAAAGATCGAGATACTACTCGTGTATGTATGTTGTCACCAGTTAGATAGTCTTTTAGAATGCCCTTTTGAAGATCTATAACGATGCCCCGAGCAATTTGAACTATTGGGCTAGACATTGCACTTCGTATCATATCATAGCTGAACATAAACCGATTAGGTTTGTGAGGATGCTCTCGTATTTTAAGATGATATGGCTCTCCAGCTAATTCAGTTCTCCAATCTGGATGAGATTCTATGTATGACTCTAAGCTATTCTTCATATTATGATATAAGATTAGTTCGTTAAGTATTCAAAAAAGAAGGGGAGACTTAATCTCCCCTTCTTAACTATTTGTAGTATCGTTTCATTCTATCTTGAAATTTGGTAATCGCAGTTTGTGCAAACTTTGGTACAATTTCAGGATTAGGAGCATCACCCATTGCCCGTTCTAATGCAATGAAAGTTCCTCTTTCCCAAATGGCTTCAGATGACCATTTGCGCTTAAGATGACTAACTTCTTTTGGCTTTCCTTTGACTATGATTTGACGAATGACTGCTTCTTTTTCGTCTAAATCCTCATAGGGTGATATGAGACTAAAGCCAAACTTTCCTGGACCAGTTGACACCATAACGCCAACACGCTTAGCACGACCCTCTCTCCAATAGTTGACACCATTGTAGTTGAGGCACTCTGGGGCTGAAAGACGAATGTATTCTTTCAACATAATCTTTTCGGACATATGAATCTCCTTTAGAAATATTGCTTAAGCTGCTCTATGAGCGCTCTTTTCTCTTCTAGTGTGCAACCATCTGACGGGTAGCTAACAGACGTTGCCATTCTTATATACAGTTTGTAAAGACTTTCTGCGACTAAAGCTAGGCCATTGCCCTCTTTGTACTCAGTAGCCAAATACTCATCAATAAGATTAGCTGTGAGATGATTTATGTGCTCTTTGTTGAAGGACAAAGTGTAAAATGAATGATTAGCTATCCCATCAGCCCAATTCTTTCCATCATACACTAAGCAAACATGGTCATATTGTCGATAAGTATGTGATATGTATGAGTTGATAAGTCCACCATAGTTATCACCAACACTATCTTCTATAACTACATCTTTAACATCTAAAAAAGGCAAGAGACGATCTTGCAATTTTAAGAATTCATCAGGAAAAGTCTCTTGTAAGACAATCTTTTTTGGATCAAATATGAATAGACACCATTTCATCCGTTACCTACCTTAATATCGAATTTACCACCTTCGTTTCTAATCGAAAGTTCCAAGTCTTTTAATGTCCATCCATGATTTTGGCTTGCATGTTTGACCATTAGTTTTCCGAGCTCTTTAGCTAATAACACCCTGTCTTGAACTGATAAAAGTCCAGTTAGTGTTTCTACTGCGTCATTGTACTCGTAAAGTTTTGCCAAATTAAATATCTCCTTAAATGCTATATTAACATTCTCCGCCGAATGAACTTAATAATTCAGAGTAATTAGCTTCCATCCCTTTCTTTTTAGCAACTTCTGTAATGATAACATTTAACCGTTGCTTAATGAATGCCAAATTCTCATTTAAGATTCTACCGTTAATTTGAAGAGTAGACATTATCTCTCTGTTCTTTTTTCCACTAGCCTTCATATTGAGTAACTGTTTTTGTTTGTCTGTCAACTCTAATCTAAGACAGTTGATAGAATCCCAGAACAGTTGTCTGTTAGTTTCTAATTCTAAGTTTCTACTAATTGGATCGCCTTTCTTTGAGACATCAATATCAAGATTAGTTAAGCCGCTATCATCTTCTTTTGAGACAGAATAGATAGATACTACATTTTTGCTATCGTGATAATTAAGCCAGCGCTTTACTAAATCGCGATTCATTGATCTCCAATATCCCCAGAGACGGATATAGATAGACCAAGACGTAATGTGTTCTACATCTTCTAATCTAACTCCTGGCATTTGCTCAATGAATTTCTGCCAAGCTTCTGAATCATATTCTTCATATAGTTCTGGATAGTAGATATCATTACGTCGACAAAGAGCGGCTAATTCGGCTCTCATTTTCATTCGTAACTTAAAGTACTTCTCCCATAATTCATAAGCAGCTTCCATTGCCTTATCCTGCGCCCTTTGCTTATTAAAGTCTATGCGAGCACGTTGTGATTTTGCTAATTCATTTTGAAATTGATATACGAGTTCCCTATCTGATCTGAACTCTTTTCCAGTTGTTTCTCTTACTCTCCTAGGTCGTCCCATTTTTACTCCTTAGTATTATATAAGATTTAATCAAGAAGGTCGTCATCTTCCTGTTTGGCTTTCTTTTTGGCTTCTACTGCTTTTTCGATTTTCTCATTTTTAGTTTCAATAGCAGATTTCTGAACTGGCTTATTCTTTTGTTCATCTTCAACTGCTTTTTGAATCTTTTTCTCTTCATTGAGTTTCTTTCTAGTTGCAGCTTTTATGTTCTTAATCATATTTTCTACATATTGATCATTCAAAGAATCTATATGTAGAATCGTATGACAGACATCATATAATGAATGATGTTTTGCCATATAGTCTAAAAAGAGTTCTTCATTCTCTTCTAACCACTTTAAGTTCTCAGCTTTCTTGATATACGGATTGCAAATTGCCATTATCGAATTCTCCTATTATTTGTTTTAGAGCAGATAAGAAATGATTTCCATCTCTTAGTTTGTTCTTAATATAGCCAGTAGAATAGAGTATTACGTTTGTTTTTGGTTGTAAGTAAATTGATAAGTTAGCTTGTTTTAGATCAGCACTTGATGATAGCATAATTCCATTTCTATCATAATATTCAGTAATTGTATCATCATAATTTTTTCGATGATAAGTCTTCTTTTTAGAATCTCGTTTGTAAATTGATATGTATTCTTGTGATTCTAAGAAAGATGCTAAATCTTCAATCTGATTCTTATTTAAGATAAGACCGAAGAAATCTTTGTGCATTCCTTCTATAAAGGCTTTTCTATTAAATATGATCTTTATGAGATGCCCGAGACATTGACTAAAGCTGAAAGGTTGTTTCTTTGCTTCAAAGACTAATGAATTATCATTATAGTCTTTATAGATATTGACAACATGATTTTTTTGGCAAACAGCACATTCGATTTTATAAATCCGGTTCAAATAAGATAACATAGTATTGTACCTAATTATTATATAAGATGAATTTTGTTACTAATCAAAAAGGTCACTATCTTTAAACATCTTCCGAAGTCTTGTGTTTTCTTTTTTCAGATCTTCTATTTCTGCTTTAAGAATAGACATTTCTTTCGCAATCTTTTTTGTAGAATTGGTATTCAAAATCTCCATAGTTATCTTCTTAAAGTTATCTAACATTTCTTGTGCAGCTTCTGGAGAAGTTTTCGCTAATTGTTCGAATGAGTATTTTGAACTTTTTATTGAAGAATCCCAATGTACATCTTTTACTATATCATCAATATAGTCGTACGTACCTTCTGGTTCATCATTGTCTGACACACTAATTGCTCCAAGCAGTTGGTCAATCTCATTTTGAGATAACACTTCTGTAAAGCGCGCGAGACCTGATTCATACATTTTCTTCAAATCATTCGCAACATCATTATAGTATCTTTTATGTATTGCTTGCTGCTTTGTCATTTATGTTAAATTAACCCCATGTTAATATAGTATCATGATAATAACGAAGAGTCCATTTAGAATTTCCTTTTGTGGTGGCGGGACTGATGTTCCTTACTTTTATGAAAAGTACGGTGGTTGTGTTCTATCTACAACTATCAATAAGTATGTCTATCTATCAATGCACCCTCTTTTCCAAAATCATGAGTACATTTTGAAGTACTCTAAGTTAGAGAAAGTTTCAGATATAGACAAAATTGAACATAACTTCATACGAGATATCTTCAAAAAGTTTGACATTCACGGAGTAGACTTTAACTCATCAGCTGACATTCCAGCTGGAACTGGGCTATCTTCTTCTTCAGCGTTTGCAGCCGCGCTTATTCAGATATGTGCTGCTTACACTCAACGATACTATTCTAAAGAACTCATTGCAGAAATGGCCTTTGCTTTAGAACAGAAGTACTCACCATCTATTGGTAAGCAGGATCAATATGCCACTACTTTTGGCGGGCTGAACTATATAGAATTTGAACAGAATGGCCAAGTCAATGTCGAGAAGCTACATATTCCAGTAGACGGACTGAAGCGCTTACAGAATAACTTGATGCTTTTCTATACGGGGATCAATCATGATAGTGTTAGTATACTAAATCAGCAAGCTAAAGAAGTGGTTGGAGACCGAGAGAAAGAACAGGCATTGTGTGACTTAAAAGCTTACACTCGCAAGTTGAAAGAACAGCTGCTTCAGAACAATATTGATGCAATGGGCAGTGTACTACGTGATGGTTGGGAACTCAAACGCAGGTTGAACTCATCAATGACTAATCTTACTATTGACGGCATGTATGATAAGGCAATCAATGCTGGGGCAGATGGCGGGAAGCTATTAGGTGCTGGTGGCGGAGGATTTATGTTGTTCTATGTGAAAGAGCAATATCACGGGGCAGTTAGAGAAGCTTTGAAGACTTATCAAGAAGTACCAGTAGAGTTTGAAACAGCTGGTGTTTCTACAATCTACTATGCATAAAAAAGGAGCAGCTTTTTAGCTGCTCCTGTAAGTTTTAGTTATTCGTCGTCGTCATCATCCCAATCATCATTATCAAATCTACTCATTTCTTCTTTATCTTCAACATGTCTATCATACATTTCAGATAATGAGAATCCATAAGGTGATCCATATTTTTCAAGATATTCTTCAGCGAATGGGTAAACTTTTAATACAAATTGTATTGTTTCTTCTTCACTCATATCATTAAGTTCAACACTTTCATAAACAAGATCAGCTATATCTTTATAATCAAAATCATCATCCCATGGTTCACCAGAATCTTCATTATAATAATTATTATCATTTAGTGCATTGTATTCTTTATCACTTAAAATTCTTCTAATATCTCCTAATCTGCATGTACCAGGATCACCAATAGATAAATCTTCCCTATCTGGATCTCTTTTTCCAATTTTTAAGACTGTACCCATAAAAAGATTTGGTTCATCTTCTTCTAAATCCATAACTTTATATATTGTACCGTATTGTACTTCAAATTTAGTTCCTATTTGCAAATCACTTTTAGTAAACTTTTTATATTGTCCTTCTTTTAATGATTTCTTGAATATACCTTCAAATCGTTCATGAATCTTAGTAGAGTCACCCATTGCAGGCTCGTGTCCTAACTTAGCATTAGTGTGATAACCTGGTCGACTTTGTGTAGTTTGTCCATCACTTCCACTCATACCAGCTCGATTATGTCCAGCGGGTACTCCGTCATTAGATGGTCCTTTTTCACTTCCACTAAAGTTGTATCTATTTGCTGTTGTAGAAGGTGTTCCTCTTTCTTCGTTTTCTTTGAATCGTAATCCGCCTCTTGTTGGTGGAACATATTCTTTGTCTAAAAGTCTAGCTTTCTCAATACGAGCAATAAGAGTTGCTGCGTCATCAAAAGCTTCTGCCTGTCGACTATCATCGAAACGTCCTCTTGGAGGAGTACTATCTTTGAATACTATGTACCATTGATAACCACCATCAAAATTCTTATTATGTGATTGTGATCTAAAATGGCCTCTTTTTGACCATTGGAATTTTCTTCCATTAATTTCAAAATTTAGATGGCCTTGTTGTGATGGCCTAGACTGAATACCATGATCAGCTAACCAATCTGAGAAAATCTCAAACTCTTCCACTGGTACTGGTCTTCCTTCACCTTCAGTTAAGCGGTAAATGCTTTCAAAGAGTTTAGGATTAGTATCATAGTCACTTCCACTTTGTACTGTCATTTTGTCTTGTCCTCCTGGATCCGGACCTCTGTTGTGTCCTCCCGGTACTCCGTCATTTTTGTTGTTAAGTTCTGAATTGCCCCAAAGGTCACTACCATATCTAACTTCTGATTCTTCTAGTTCTTCTTTGCAATAACGACATAATCCACCACCAAAGTTTGCATCTTCTCTAGATAAAGGTCCGTTGCATTTTTCACATCTATAAATAGGAGTTTCTCGTGATTCTCTTGTTCTTTTAGTAGTTCTAAGACTTGGCATACACATTAAACCAAATATAACTATACCAGCAATATTAGCTGCTGTTCCTGGCCCGCCACCATAATCTGTGATAGCCATTCTACAAATGTTATGAATAAGACCGGCTAATGGTGCTAATCCAAGTGCAATTAGTCCAACTATTTTTAGTATTGTTCCACCAACTCCTCCAAAGAAATTTGCAATGGCTCCTGGAATAATACCAGGTTCTGTTTCGTATTCCTGATCTCCGTATTCGTCTCCAACTCTACCTAATTTTCTGTTTTGAGCATTATCTACATATTTTGATCTAGGGATAGGAGTTTTAGTACTTCTAAATAAGCCCTCATTTAGTTTTGCTGCTGCTCTAATCATATCAGCTATCATATCCATACGGTCAGCAACAGCACAAATGCCCATTATTGATCCCATCATTTCTTTAGATTCTTTATCAGAAAGACTAGCAATATCACTTTGATCTTCTATTCCAAAATGTGCTGATACTGCTTTAAGCATGTCTTCAATTGAACCCTCACTTAAACCGTTCTTAATTTCTTTCTTAACTTTAAGTGGGACTTCTTTTAAAAGTGACTGTCGTAATTGTTCACAAGTATCTTTATCTTCTAGCAGTTCTAAAAAGACTTCTGCGCCAGCCATTGATTCTTTAAGATGTCTTTGACTTTTAGGCTTACCGTTCTTATCATATACAGATTCAAATAACCGTCTAAATCGAGGATCTATCATGTCATCGACGTTTTCGAAAAGGTCCTCTCTACCGGAGTAGATCTCATTAAATGAGCGACTATCTCCGGTGTCGAATAGTTGAATGGCCTCTTCTCGTAAGTTTGTTAGTTTTGCCATTCGTTTCTCCTTAACCTAAAAGGCCTTTTTTCATTGACTCCTTGATTCTATCAAAGCTTAATCTTGGTTCGAAATAGCGGTCGACATAAACATCAGTAACTGTCTTTACGCCTTCTTTGAGTTGATCTTCTTTTGGTTCATCACATTCTTCTGACTCTTTTACACCCTTAGGTTGTGTCTGAGATGCGCCTGCTCCTTGAAGAGCTCCACCAGCTTCCTTACCCATTGCTTTTGTTGGCCAAGTTTTGCCTGGTTTTGTTTCACCAGCTGCTTTACCAGAGCTGTAGCCACTTGCTAATTGTGTAGGTGTTGGTACTTTAACTTGTTCTTCACTAACTGCATGATCACCACCGTGTGAATTAGATACATGAGGCTTGCTTGTAAGTGTCCCCATTTCTGGAGTTGATGGAATATCTAGATAGCCTTCATTAAGGGCTGCTAATTTTGCTTGTCTGTCTGCAATGCGTTCTTTGATCTGTTCATAGCGAGTTTTCTTAGGTGTCTGTTTTGCAACTTCTTCTTTGATTGCTGCTAATTCAGCTTCGGTTAACTTGTCAGTTCCCTTATTAGCTTTCTTCCAAGCTTTGTAGTCACCGATCATTTTTTCCATCATTGGTGCGCCTGGAACTGGTGCTGCTGCATTTGGATCAGCTGGTTGTTGCATACCATCTACTGGTGGTACACCTGCTGCTGGATCTGCACCTAAATCGTTAACTTGAACACCAGCTGATGCTGCAAGAGCATTTACTGACTGAACAACGTCTTGGATCTGTGCTGCAACTGTTGGATCGACTGCGCCTGCTGCACCTGGCATAGCATTAGGATCTGCGCCTGGAGCTGCCATTGCATTTGGATCGCCGGCTACTGGAGCTGCTGCTGGATCAAATCCTGCATCTGCTTCTCTGAGTCTGATTCTCTTGTCTTGTGCTTCTTTGAAGTTTTCTTTGAGCATCTTGAGTTCTTTGTAGGTGATCTTAGAATCGCCTTCTTTTGACTCTTTGAATTTCTTATAGTTAGTGACATAGACGTTCCAGTCGTTTCCTTTTGGTTTTGCGTCTTCTCTAACTCTTTGTTTGAGTGATTCCTTAAGTGCTTCAAATTCTTGCTTTGAAATTTTGTCTGTGCCTTTAGTTTCTTTCTTCCAAGCACGATACTGAGTTACTGCTTCGCGTAGCGCGTTAGAACTTTTTGCTTGTTTGTTGTAAGTTTCTCTAAGTTGAGTGAGCTCTGCTCGTGTCAACTTACCGTTGCCTTTTTCCTGCAATTTCCATGCAGAATACTCTTTTACGAGGTCGACGAATGATTTCATACTTTTTCTCCTATATAAGTCTGTATCACTTTCTATATATGTTGACAATATAAGTCATCTTTTAGGTGTAATATAGTACAGCCAAAGAGCCGTGATGTACTTCTCTTAGTTAATTAGTTGGTATTATTGTAACAACTTACTAATTATTATGAAGAAGTTACTATTAGCCCTGCTGTTATTGATTCCAATATCAATTTCGGCTTACACAGTTAAAGAACTCTACTTCCAAGACTTCAACACCAATGCTCCATTTTGGTTCTTTAATGACTTAAATGAGCTTAAAGAAATCTCTAATGATATTGATCTCGATATGATCAATAGAGAGCCAGAAGATTGGGTATGGTTGGACTTAAGGGAGATACCTTCAATTATAGTGAGCGAAATGATCAATGCCAAAGCGACTTTCTCGCTCACGGTAGCACACAACACTTTCAGAGGAGAAGACGTTATAGTAGCAACTATCTACTTCATATACGGAAATAGCTACAAGTTTGCCCAAATAATGCAATTTGACTAATGGATAAAAGCATAATAGCACCCACAATACTTAACCCCATCACCTTAGATATGAACGCACCTCAACAGTTAAGCAAAGATGATCTTGACTTAGTGCAGTACACATTCAAAGATGAGAAATCAATACACAACCTAAAGTACATCATCAAAGACTTATTAGATGGTGATAGCCAATTAGCCAAACGAGATGAGTACGCCTATCTTAACTTTAAGCAGTTGCGTGCTGCCATCAACTGGCTATTAGAAAATGATTTTGATGATGCATTCAAGGCGTCACTGTTAGCTGATCCGTGGAGGCTAACATTCAAAAGCAAGCCGCCAACACCTGAGGAGTTCTTAACACCCAAATACATTGGAGCAATGAGCGACTTCTTGTGGGAACCAATGAAAGAAGTCTTTCTTAACTTTTTAGATCCATTCAAGCCACATCGTTCTGGCATTTGGAACACATCTATTGGTAGTGGCAAATCTACATTGACTATATTGATCTTGTTGTATGTCGCATTACACTTTGCTCTCATGCGTAACCCGAGAAAGTTCTTCAGCTTTCCAGATAGCGCCGTCTTTGTCTTCGCGCTCTGTGCTGTTACTATCGGCAAAGCATCTGAAATCTATATCGAGCCAATTCAACAGCTACTCGAATCATCAACCTTTTGGAAGCAATGCCGGACTCATCAAGAGATGTTAGCTGAAGATAGACGACTAATGGAAATAGACAAGGTTGACTATATTCCATGGAGACCTAGTGGAAAGACATCCGTTATCACAACTGGGAATGGGCTTAACTGGAAGCAAATTAGTAGTCCTGGCGGACTTCTTGGTATGCAGATATTAGCTGGAGCAATGACAGAAATCACATTCTTCCTAGATGCCGGGAAAGGTTGGAACAATGAGAAGTTATTGCAGTTCTTCAGTAAGTTACGACAGAGAATTAGCAACCGCTTTAAGAACAACTATTATGCTAGGTTCGTATTAGACTCATCACCTTCAACTTTAGAAGACGCGATCCAAGCTTGGGTGACTAATGATGCTCACAAGAATGCTGAGAACTTAATCTGGACTGGTAGCCGTTGGAAGTTGTACCCTTGGGAATTCCCAGACTTTATTGATTACAATGCTGAGACTAAAGAGGCCAAACAACACCACGATTACGAAGTTGGCTTTAAGCTATTCAAGGGTGGTAATGGAAAGCCACCAGCCGTATGTGAGACAGAAGCAGAAGCAGCACCTTATGAAGAGGGAGATGTAGTATGGTGTCCAATTAAGCAAGTTACCGTTCAAGGTGTCTCCAACTTCAAAGACAAGGCTAAAGAGAATCCTATCGAGTTCATGAAGGACTTCGCTGGCATTCCGGCCGGGCAAGCCGACCGCATTTTCTATCAAGGACATTGGATAGAGAACTGCTTTGCTAATGGACTCAAGAATGTCTATGGTAGCATAGTCGCATTAGCACATGATGAGCCAGAGCATCTCATTTGGAACCAAGTGTACCCGCTCTTCTTCAATAAGATACTCGGTAAGTGGTACTACTATTATGAACCATCTATTCCAAGAGTCATCTCAGTTGACCAGTCTAAATCTAAAGACTGTACTTGTATCGCGATGAGTCATATTGAGAGAGATCCAACTCGGATAGACCCACATACTGGACAGTCGTTGATAGTCTATGTGACTGACTTTACTATCGTATTGATTCCAAAAGGCGGCCTTATCAACTTAGACGCTATCAAGTTCTTCATAGTTGACTTAAGACGATTAGGCGGACTGAACATTAAGCATGTCTCATTTGACGGCTATCAGTCTGAACCAACTAAGCAGTTTCTAAAGCGGCTAAACTTTACAGTTGACTACATATCTGTTGACGCTAACAATGATGCTTACTTCACCTATATAGATTCAGTCGTTCATAATAGATGGTTCTGCGGCAAGAACATCTTCGTGAAGAACAATATGAAAAGTCTATATCAAGCTAGACGAAAGAATACCAACACCCCAAAGATAGAACACTTCCCAGGTGATCTGAATTATGACTGGCAAAATGGCGGGTGGGATACTTGTCAGGCTGGAACAAATGCTAAAGATACGACGGACGCGATCGCTGGCAACATACAAATTATCAATACTTACATTACCGATTTTGTACCAAGTAAGATATGGAATGCAGAAGCTTGTTTCGATAGAGATTATGACAACATGGCGGACAAACATCAAAAGGTACTTGATAAGTACAATTTCCTCATCTAAGCACAAAAAAGCCCCCGCTTTTCAGCAAGGGCTCGAAAGGGAGCTTAGTTATTAGAAGCCACGCACCCGGACTTCTTCTCTCTTAATTTCGGGATTCCACTTTTTCTGGATTACCCATTCTTTATCTATTGCTTCCTGGCGAAGGGCTTCGTGTTCCTCAAGGGAGCGGAGCATCTGATAGTTCAACGGAATGGCCTGCATATAGGAGTGGGTGATAGTACCATCTTTCTGCGGATAGTTGATCACGAACTGAATGCTCTTCTTGTTGATCTTGGTGATTGTACAGTTCTGCCAACCGTAACCGCGGCTCCTCTGATGACCAGTTGTGGCGACCATGAGATTAGCACCGACCCTAAGTTCCATGCGACTCACACGACCCATCTCTTTGAAGGACTCAATATCACGCTCGATCTCATAAGCCTCGCGGATTGTCTCGTCCTTGGGCTCCAGTGAACCAAAGTTGTTGATTGCATTTACGATATCTGCACCCTGGGTTGAAAGAGTTGTAACGACTCGATTGACTTCGGTGGTCCAAAAGACAAGTTGGTCCATTACGTTTCCGGTAGCAGACGGAGAATTACCCATCGACGGACAGTTGAACTTGTTGACCTGAATGTTGTCCTCGATAATGTCAAATTCAAACTCGAGTCCAGAAAATCCCCGGTTGCCGGGCTGATAGAAAGCAATGGACCACTTATTAGAGGTGTTATCCCGATAGGACCATTCTTTACGAAGGTGCTTGAGTTCAAGAGCAGTATTGAAAAGATTAGCAACAGATGCGATATTCGCATTTGAAATCTCTTCAGACCTTAAGTTTCTGGCAGCTGCATAAGCCTTGGCAGCTTCAAGCTCGTTATTAAGTTTTTCTAAACCTTGTTCATAATTTGTCATTGTAATCTCCCTTACGTATATTATATAAGATGAGTGGATTAGTCGTTCAAAACTCACTAACTAATCATATAGGAGATTTGATGCATCTTTTCAAGGCTATTCATGAAAAAGCCGCTATCCAACAGCTAAAAGACTACTATTCTGACTTAGGATTTAAGACACAAATAGAGGGTAATATGTCTCAAGGTATGATAGTCAACGTTAGTGATAGTGAGGAGTTTGACTTTTTTGACAAACAGAGCAGCGGTCTTTCTTTCGGAGTGCGACAGTTTCATGAAGGTAACTATATTGACTTTTGGTCTATTCGATTGTTAGATGATAAGAAAGGTCAAGGATTAGCTCGTAAGTTAGTCACCGGCTTCATAGACATCTTGCAGCCTATTGAAGTAGTTGCTACTGATTTAGCTAAAGAAGGATTTGCCGAATGGCTCGAAAGATCGTTTCCTAACGTTGTGTGGTCTATAGATCGCTAGCTTTGAACTCTGGCTTGTCTTGTTCTAATATCGTAATCGCTAATGGCACTATTGCTGGTCGTATTTGTTCTTCATCTATTGAAGTATCTTCCTTAATGACATTGGGCGGGAGTTTCTCTTGTCGTATCAACTGCTTAATGAACACCGGCAAAAAGTTAGTGGCCTCTTGCTGAGACATAAAGACTTCTTTGCTGTAGAACGGAAAGATGAACCTTTGACTATCTAACATTTCATCTAATGCTGCAATAGACTCATAGTCATTCTTCCACGGTCCCCACCATTTCCGTTTGGGCACAAATGATTGACCTTGCTCAAAGATTTCGTCCTTCACTGGTCTAGCGTAAAAGATAGCACATTGGAACAACTCAGAAGGTGGTGCCTTTTCTTTCTGTCGGAAGCGATCATTGCCTCTTTTTAGTATGTCGTTAAAGTCAAGTTTGTCTGCCATTGTTATCTCCTATCTCATTCCATCATCATTTAGAACTTCATCTAATGAGTTGATTGTCAAATTTGGTATGTCTGTCACTATCACTGAGTCTATGCTCATGAAGCTTTCGGCAACGTCTGATGCATACAATAAGCTGTTGTACACTATATCGTATGGATCAATGATGCCCGCTTCTAATAGGTTGACTATCTTTCCACTCTTAGCGTCATAACCGATAGCCATGTTGTCTTCTTTTAGCAAATCACTGAATACCACTTCGTAATCACCACCAGCTGATAAGATAAGTCGTTTGGCTGGAAGTTTGAGTGCCTTCATGAAGCTACGGAAAGCTGCTGTTGCTCCTAATTTTAGTTTGTCATCTGGGAGCTGATAAGATATGCGCATTAGTACATTTCCAGCTCCTGGCAAATAGCCGTTCTTCAAAGTAGCACGGACTGAATTGATAGCATCTTCATATCGATCTTTCTTCTCACCTAATGCTGTTGTAGTCAGTGCGCCAACTAATATGGTAGCCACGCCGCCTGTCATTTTGGCAACGCGTTCTTTGACTGTTTCTATTTCGAACTCACTATAACCAACTTCTGCTGAGTCATGGTCTATCTTAGCTTTAAGAAGTTCAATATGCTTATCAAATGTCTCACTATCAGTGTGCGCGTCTATGATGGCCGTCTTGCCTTTAGTAATGACTATCTTTCCAGCACCACCTAAGAACTCATCATCGTATTCGTTAGTGTTGAAGTCTTGCCCCCAGATTTTGGCGTTTGTCATAACAGCTAAGTCTACTAGATTGTCATTTATGGTGTTCTTAGAGATGCCGGGTGCTAACACTAGACTGCCCTCTATCGCCTTACGTGATAGTTGCTCTCTGAACCAGGCCAACACTTCATCATCAAAGTCGGGAGCGATTACTACTATTGGTTGCTTTTTGATTTGTAACGGTTGTATGATTGCTTGTAGTTCTTCAACGACATTTAGTACATTAGCAGATAGCAAAATCTTCGGCTCTGTTAGAATGCATTGATCATTTGTGCTATTGACTGATTGTGATGATAGAAAGCCTCTATCAAATTCGAGTCCGCTTGTTATCTTAACGGCTGTTTCACCCTTGCGAGAAAGACTGTCTACAATAGATACGATGCCATTGTCACCAATAGATAGAAAAGCATCCGAGATGTGTTTGGCGATTTCTTCATCACCATTAGCACTAATCTTGGCTATCTCAAAGATCTTCTTTTCATCTTTGACTTCTATCTTATGCTTTGCTAATTCAGCTAATGTGAACTCTTTAGCTACTCGATAACCTTCTCGTAAGTCATTTATGTTTATGCCTTGAGTCAACAACTTATGTGCTTCATTGCAGAGTGCAGCTGTCAATATGGTAGTAGATGTGCTGCCATCACCTGAGATATAGTTGCTTTTGCTTGCTGCTTCTTTGATTAGAATTGCGCCAAAATTCTTAGTCTCATCACTGAACTTAATCTCTTTAGCCACAGTGAGTCCGTCTTTAGTGAGACGAATGTTGCCGCCTCTATCAAATGCAACAGTTCGACCTCTTGGTCCATAAGTGCTTGCTACTGTCTCGTAAACATCTAAGATTCCGTCCAGCATAGTACTTCTAGCTGTGTTTTGTTTGAGTATCTTTCTTCCTGCTATTGCCATATATTACCTAGTTTAAAGATTTCAGAGAGAGAATTTCTTCAATATCTTTTTGATCTTTTGCTTGAATTTCTGGTACAACTACTTCTTTGAAGTGCTTCTGTAGTATCGCTAAACCTTCCGCTTTCACTTCTAATTGTACATCGTGAATAGTTGCTTTGTCTTCATTGATTCTATCATATAGTCTGTCTAATCGTTTGCTTAATGTAATTGCGCGATTGCAGTTACACTTTTGAATCCAAATGTTAAGAACTTTTGTCGGCTTCATGTGATTATGACAAAACGGGCACTGCAGTGATTCATCGCCTATCTTTATGTGAGACATAGACGTAACAGAACTATGTCCATTCTGAAAGATAATGCTATTCTCGGCCATGCTTATGAATGCTTCTTTGCTTAGCATATTCTACTCCTCTATGATTTCAGTTGCATAAGATATGATCTCATCAGCTGAGAAATTTGTGTAATAGTCGTCTCCCTTCTTGAAGATTAGTTGCTTAGAGCCGAGCTTTAAGTTGCTCAAATGATCGAGGAAGACTTCTTTAGCTCTTCGATTAAGTTTGAGTTGTTCAGCTGCGTCTTCAGGTGACATTATGAACTGTCCGGGTTCATTGATGCATAATCGAATGAAGTCACATAACTTATTAGCTATAAGATTAGTAGTCCTACCAAAGCGATATCGTATTGTCTTCTTCTCTTCAGATGGAATTCGCTTTGGAACTTCTGGCTCTTCTACTTGAACTGTTATGCCTTCATCTTTAAGTTGCTCTCTGACTTCTTCTTCAGTTTGATTGTCTGCCTTAAGACGAGACACTAACTCTTCAGTTGTCATTTTGTTGGCATCTTTTTCCCATTCTTTCCATTCTTCAGGTGTTAAGACTTTAGCTTCTTTAGCTGGTAGTAATCGTTCTATATCTGCTTCAGTAGTTTTAGGCAGAGATGGAAATTTCACTTTGCTTTTTTTTACTTTTCTGACTGGACCACTCATTATAGTATTGACACCAGCTTCATTCTCATCATTGTACATTTCCAGAATTTCTTGGAACGTCTTATCTTCTGGCAAATTACGTTTGAAGTACTTAAGAATGCTGCCGCTTATTCGGACAGATGGAGCGCATTGGAAGATAGTAAGTTCGAGTAGTAATGATGCTAATAGCAATATGAAGATTTTGATGAACTCTGGACTAACTGCACCTTTGGTGTAGTCACTGAATCCTTCAAACATGTAAGTCATACCTTTTTCTCGTATGAGTTTGATCTCTTCATTTTGAATTTGTTCTTTGATGATGATAAGCGCAGTTGATCCATCTAATGCTTCTATTCCAGCCTGAACAATGATAGTTTGAAGTTGATTATTCAATAAGTTAAGTTGTCCGTCCATATCATTTTTAGACTGCTCAAATGAAGCCTGAATACGTTGTCGTTCTCCATCAGCTCTTTGTCTCTGAGCACGGACATTATTCAAAAATGTACGCTGAGCTTGATAGCGGCGGTCTGCTTCCCGCCATTCTTCTGAATCTCTATCTAATACTTGGTCGCGTTCTAATCTTAACTGTGAGTCTAATAAGTCAGCTTCTTCATATCGACGATTATAGTCTTGGTATTCTAAGTTTGCATCTATCCATAAGGGGTATTCCATATAGTTTGGAATGCTAGCCGATTGTTGAAGACTGACTATTTCGTTCATCTTCATTTCAATAGCATATTGTCGACTAGCCAAGATCTCCAAATCACTATTTCGTATGGCTTGAGTTCTAGCTGTTATGTATGTACTAAAGCCTAATGACGCTAAGATAGACAAGAAGCCATAGATTAGATACCAAAAGAACAGCCATTTAGACTTGCGTAGGAGCGGCTTATAGTTCAACTTCATAAAGAGTGAACGAACTACATTGATAGAAATGACGGTAGTAAGTTTAGCACCTTCAAGTGCAATAGATAGTGCTATAAGTAGATAAGCCCAGGATGGGTCTAGCGCAGTAAATAGAAAAATATTGAACATTGCAGAAGCAATAGATGCAATAAAGAACGATAGATATCTAGCTCCAATATACATACTAGAATCTGAAATTGTTAGTTGTTTGATTCTCATAAATGTTTCCTTTGACACAATAGTGTACTATTATTTAGTTAGAAGTTTGTTGCCTTTCTTCTTCGGTAAATATCTTAGTTACTCTTACACCATAGGTTTCATCTACACTAACTACTTCACCTTCTGCAAATTTGACATTATTTACGAAAATCGTTACTGGTTCATTAGCATTTTTGTCTAATTCGACTATTGTGCCTTCACCAAATTGTAAGACATCTTTGACAGCTTTCTTTACCCTCCCTAGTTCTACTGTTAGGCTGACATCGACATTTTGTATGTTCTGATAATTATCCATTATATTAGATTAACACACAGCCACAGCTCTGTGCGTCTTTTAGTCTATTCGGCTGTTTTGTCTTCTAATTTAAGACCGCCAAAAACTGGGATCTTTTTAGGAGCAACTTCTTCCCTGGGTGGGATTGTAATAGTTAGAAGTCCATTAACGAACTCTACATTCACCTTTTCTCTATCAAAATAGCGTGGATCAACTTTCCAGCTACTTTCCACATGCTCAACTTTCTTTAATCCAAGTTGGAAATAGTAGTTTGAGCTTTCTTCTGTCTTATCTTCTTCCTTATTTGGAACATCCACAATAAGTTTGAGATAATCTCCATCAAAACCTAAATTGATCCAATCCTCATGTATTCCAGCTAAAGCAGCTTGAATTGTGAGGATTTTAGTCTTTTGATCAATTACTACATTGGTTGGTGGGAAAGATCCAGATGAGATTTGTTTGTTGAACCTCATTGGCTGATAAGAACTTCGCGGTATCGCGAAAACGTTGTTGAATATGTCGTCTACAATTTCGAACACATCCCTATAGTAGTTTGTACTCATAGTTATTCTCCTTTGAGACACTCAGCTATTAAGTCCCGCTGTGGTTAGACACTTTTCGCTGGTTCTCTATTTATTTAGTTATATTAACACTCTTATACTGGATCGGCGTCGTGTTTGAAAGCCTTAATTGGGTTATTTGGATCTACCGCTTGTGGGTCAAATACACTAAGATCAGGCTTAACAAGACGGCTTCTTGGTTGCATTTCAGCTGGTACTGTTACAATACCTTCTTTAGAAGCTACAATACGACCTTCTTCGTCATATGCTCTATAAAAGAAAGGATTGCGGCCATTCTGGTCTGTAATGCCATTCCAAGTTTCTTCTCTCATTTTTTGTATTGCAGTTTTAGCCATCATTAATCTCCTTAATAATTAGTTAAAGACGATTATTTTTCTTTAGTAGCTCGATTATCTCTAGCAAATAGCCACAAATAGAAAATCCATTAACTATAACAATAGATAGAGCTACTAAAATGAGGCCAAACATCAATTCTGTCATTGAATTTGACTTTTCTTGAAATTGCGATATGTGCTGTGTAGCTCTTTAAGCTTTTGATATTCTTCTTTAGCTTTTTCTTCTGTCATTTGAGAAAAGTCGACATCTTTAGTCTTAACTCTCCAAGCATCTCGAACATCTTCTTTATCAAGTTTCGTGATATCAAACCCCTCAAGATGAGTATCTGATTCTCTACACACTAGCACTTCTCTCGGTGTCTCTTTGTAGACAAATTTTCTAATTTCCATTTCCATTGACTCCTTAAAACATATAATTTGTATCTAAATTGATTCCAATAATAATGATAGTCGAATACTATCTCTATATTTTGCTTTTTCTCTCTAATGTATTCTACTTTATTAGTAAAATGTTCTCCTTTCCAAGGCACATAAATCTGTTGTTCAGTATTATCATCAAACTTTAACACTATAGATGTACAGTCTAAATGCTTTAGACGAGCTAGGCCATCATTCTCTGGTCCAGCATAATTGGTGATAATTGGCTTAAAGTGTTCTGCTTCTACTCTAATTCGTAAATAGTCAGTAGATTCACTAGGAAAGTAAGTTCCATCTTGAACATGATATGATCTTTGACATTTTCCTGTGTGAATGTCATGATGACCCGGAAAGAGATCAGCATATATCACCTCACAGTTTTCACAGACAAACTCTATTCCAATAACTTTCATATAATTAGATTAACATAGATTTCTACCCAGAATCTACTAAATTTAATAAGGAGGATCACAAATGAGTGAATCTAAAGTAAATAGTTTAATGATTTCCATTATTGGTGACATTACTGCTATTGTACCATCAATTATTGGTGTTCTTGCATTCTTTAAGCTAACAGGTATTGTTGCAGGAGCAACAGTAGGAATGAACATTACCATAGTTGTTTTAGGTGCAATAGGTAGCATCGCATCTATTTGGTATAACATTGCAGCTGGAACTAAAGTTGAACAAATTACTGGCAAAATTGCTGATATAATTACGATAGTTGTACCTACATTAATTGCTGTATTTGGTTTCTTAGACTTAGTCGGTGCAATTGATGTAACTAATCAAATTGCTGGAATCGTTGATCTACTTCTCTCTGTTGGTACTTATATTGCTACTTATCTCTATGATAAATATGCGAAGTAAGTAAAATTGAACATTAAGAAAGGGAGCCATTGGCTCCCTTTTTGCTTTTAAAGTAATTCAAACTCTATTATTGATCCAATACCGTAGACTATTGTACATCTAATCTTATGACCTTCTATTTCTGCTTCAAAGACTACTGTTTCAAACCCATCTTCATCAGCACTATCTGAAATCATATATTCTGACTTATAGAACAAAGCCTCAAACGGTCCTAAATCTTCCCAAGTTATTCCGTATTCTTTCTCAATGTCTTGTTGATCAACTATTACTATCCGTTTGTACTTAAGTATCGCTTCTAAATATGTCATATAACTTTCCACTCATCTGTTTCTGTATCTATTTCTGTGAGTTTGTCATGTTGATTAGTATCTATAACGATGATCTTTTCATGAGTATCTGTTACATATTCTTTAGGGTGATCTTTGTTCTCAGTATGACCGACTACTTGAGTGTAGCCCTTCACTGCTGTTCGTATGAGTGCTCCTGGTCTAATCCAAAGTGGACCTTCTCCATAATTATCTCCGTATCCATTTGGTCCAACCCATCTGAAAAAGTTTGGTCTTTCTTTGAAGAGCTGATTGATTTCTTCTACTTTCTTAATAGTCGCAGCGCGCATCCACTTATAGGAGACACCAGCATGCACAAAAAGATACTTGTCAAAAATAAAGCAAACATCAAATAAGTCTTTATGTGTGTCATAAAACTCCTTTATGTCTATAGCGTATATAGATTGATGACCTGAGCATCGTTCATCTAAATAGTAGCTTGTAGCATGATTAGACCAGCAAAGACAGACTTTATCTGGGTATTGCTGTTTGAACTTAATAAGCGCTTTTGCGTTGTTCATTTGAGACGGCCACTTATTTTCCCAAGTATCAAACTCATCTCCCAATACAACAACTTTATCATATTGATCTACAAGAGGAATAGCTTTCTTCCAATGTGTTGAGGCATGTAGGTCTGGTATTACTAATATTTTCATTCTATTTGAAATCTCACTCTATCATTATATTCATATTGTATGTTATCATATATAATTTTCAAATTATGTGGTTTGCCAATAGCAATTGGTTGATCCCACTGGTTTCTGTCCTCACAGAACTCTTTAGCTGTCTTTAAGTCTACATTACCCATATCTGAATCTACATATTGTTTGTAATTTTCATGAAAGTTTCTAATTAGCTTAATAACAGCTATCTTAAATGATTCATCGTAATCAACCAAATATAGACCGGCTGATGAGTATCTTTGTTTCTCCTCAAGTTCACGATTGATCTTTAACTCATAACCTCTATCAGCTAAAGCCTCCATTAAGTCATAAGCTTCATAAGCGTCTAATTCGTCAAATAGATCTAATATTCGTGTTATAGTATTCATCTTGACTTAAATGATACATCAGCATAATACTTTTCTATTTCATTCAAAGAAATAGGTGTGTAGTCTATCTGTTCTACACTAACATTATAGTAAAGATTCTTATCAGAGTCAAACTTAAATTGACGATGCTGACCAGTATGCAGATGCCCGTGGATATTGATCCTGCAAGAATTATGTTCTAAAAAGACTGGCTCATGACTTAAAATCATATAGTTAGCAAATATGATAGGAAATCTTGTTGCCCACTCAAACCCCAACTCTATATAGTCAGTCGGTTTTAGCAAATCATGATTACCACACACTAGCATCTTTCTGCCATTTAGTTGAAATGCCATATTTGAAATAGCATCTTTGTCGCCTAAACAAAAATCACCGAGCATATAAACTATATCTTCACTACCAACTACTTTATTCCAATTCTGAATAAGCTTATAGTTCATTTCTTTCGCATCTTTGAATGGACGATTACAATATTCTATAATCTTATAGTGATGAAAATGAGTGTCAGCAATAAACCAAGTTTTCATTATTTTGCCTTTCTAATTTCCTTTGCTTCCTTCAAAACAGTTGCTGTTTTCTTATTCAATTCTTGTAAGTTACGATCTTTTATGATTTGCTCTTGAATAATGTCAGTAAGAACTTCTTTTACGTCATCATCATTGCATACAAGATCTTTAAGTAAGCTGCTTAGTTCTTCTTTTGGAAGACTAACTTTAGTAGTTCTCCATTGATTGAACATATTAGGAATATCAGTATTTCTACTAAAACATTTCTCTGCGTCGTTCCACACTGCATCAGCCGTATTCTTAACGAGTGTCTTTATTAGATTAACAAACTTCATTTTGTTAGTATCACATATATCTAAGTCATCCAATGCCAAAATTTTGGCAGCTGTTATTTCAGCAGATTGTTCTAATAGCTTTGTAGTTATATCAGTCCATTCACCAGTTAATTTCACTTTCCCAAACATATTTACTCCTGTTCAAAATAGATATTCCAATAATGTCCTAATGGCATTACGACATATCCTTTTGCTTCTAATTCATTTTTAATTCGTGTTTTATTTTGATCAAACAAAAATTTTTCTAAATCAACTTGAATACGATCTTCTCCAGCTTTTCGTTTTTGTTTTAATGCCCGATTCAAATCTTTACAACAAATTCTATATTCTTTGTCTATTGTTCTCCTAGGAGAATATTTCTTTAATAACACTTTTTTCTCAATTATCATCATCAAATTCCTTTGGTGTTCTACTGGCAACACCAGAAGCCATTGCCTCTGCTTGTGAGTTCTTAGAAAGAGTGTTCAAAATGAACTGATAGTTTTTCCAAGCATCAATTAAATGATTGATGAAATTGTACTTGTTTTCTATCTTAATTACTTCAGCTTTTAGCTGAGACAATTCATTCATCCAAGTCTTTCGTACAAACATCTCTATTTCTCTTGCAGCTGTAAACTGTGCAGCTTTTCCTAGATTAACTTGCTGCTGTTTTATCTCACAATATTTGTCTGCATAGAAATTATCATATTTCTCAATAGTAATGTCTTTCTGAAAGCGGACTTCTTGATGAAGAGATAACAAAGCTAACATAATGCTTTCATAATCCATTAACGACTTATTAAGAGCAGAAAATGAAGGTTCAGCCATACCTTTGAAAAGCAAGTTGTTGTTCATCTTATAGATTTGTTCTTCAACAAACTTGACTAAATCTTCTTCAGCCATTTTGTAACTCTTTTCAGTTTCATCATGAGTTTCTTCTGTTTCATCAACTGCATTATCGTACTCATTTTGAATACGAACTGCTTCTTCTATAATTTGTTTATCTTGATCTCTATAAGGAACAGCTTCACCTCTTTCTATATTGGCTTCTATTTCTTGTGCAGCATCATCTAGTGTCTTTACAAGTCGTCGTTTTACACTCTCAGGCATTTAATGCTTCTAACTCCTTTTCTTTCTTCTTCTGTTCGGCTTCCAATTGCTTTTCTAATTCGCGTTCTTTCTTCTCGTTGAACTCGAGTTCATAATTCTGAAAAGCTAAAGCTTGCTTTTTCGTCCTGGCTTCTTTATAGTAAAGCCGGCACTTACAAAATCCCTCACTATCTCGTTCCCTAAACTGTTTGCACATACATCTAGTGTCATCTGTTTTCTCTGGACGATTAGGACAATAACCATCATTATCATTCTTTCGTTTGTTGATGGCTTCTCTCTTATTTTGATCCGGATTAAAGAAAATCTTGTATGCAGCTTCTACATCTGAAATTACATACTTATATCCTTTGTCACTTTTCTTTTCTTTCTTCTTCATATTACCTCTCCTAATGTTATATTAACTTAATGATGGCTACTAATGGCCAATATAGATTTCCAAATCCTTCTAAAAGCATAATTATGAGAGTCATAAATGCAGTATATCCAACGTGATATTTTGATGGTGTAAATGGATGTGTTGTGTAGTAAATACAAGATATGAATACTACACATTCTAATAGAGTTAGAATCAAAATTTGCGCGCTTAAAAGATTGACAGATGAGTTAACGGCTAATACGATAATAATTGTTATCCATCTAATAAGAATAAAACTTCCTTTAAGAATAGTTGGCTTTTTTATCATGGGTTGTCCATGCTTAAAAGCAGCTTTTCCTAATGAAATGAAATTACCTAAAAATAGATAAGCCGAAAGCACCAACTGTATTATGAATAAGACAGTAAATTCCACTTTTATCTCCTTATAATAACGAACTAACCCAGCCAAATGACTGGGTTGAACGATTTAGTTATAGATTAACTTAAAAGAACTTGTGAGTTTTCTTTCCGGTAGTCTCATTGACTTCGAGAACCGTTCCTTCAAAAGAGTCAAGGAACGCGGTGGCTGCGTTATAAGCATCGTTCTTTTTGAATGCCCGGAGTTCTACGACAAACTCATCGCCTTTCGGATAAGCATGGGTTGAATTCAAAAGGCCGAATGGAATAGCCTTGATTGAACCGTGCAAATTTTCGAAGCCATTAGAAGGCTTTTCTACTGTAATTGTAAATGTAGTCATCTTTAATCTCCCTTACATATATAATATAAGATACGAAAATTAGTCGTTCAAAAAGAAAGAATTGTACTTAATAATATGAGAATTTATTATACACATGAAACTCAATTTCCATGGGATTGTAAAATTGGACAAAGTATGTTTTTAAGTCATGAAAAATGGGTGCGACAGGGAATAGATGACTTAAAAGAAGATATTTTATATATTTTTTCTTTTGAACAAGATTTTATTTATAATAAAATTGATAGTTCTAAATCTGATGCTCCAATTTATGAAGAATTAAAAGATAAAAAAATATTGAGAATTAATTTTCCAATAAAACCTAATACTTATCCTATAGAATTAAAAAATAATTCATCAATAATAACTTGTGGTAAAGGTTCAACCTTTACTGTATTATATTTTGGAAAAATTACTAATGACTTAAATAAAATGAAATTAAAATATAATTTGGTTCCAGATTCTATTTTAGAAATTGGAAAAGAAATCTATGGAAAAGATATAAAATTAAGTAAGGGAAAAAATCCTAGAGGTCTTTCTGTTAGAAATGATATTATTTTAAATAATAAAAAATTTTGTGGATTTGATTTAATTGAGGAAAAAAGAAGATTTGCATTTTGTTCAATGATACAAAATAAATATACCGAAGTAGAAGAAAAAAAAATATATAAGTTTATGACCGGAGATCCTCATTGGGAAAAATCTTATGGAAATAAAATAGGAATTACAGGAATAAACTTTGATTTACATAAGTTTATTATGGTACTTCAAAAAAATGCTGATAAAATATATTTATCTTAAGGAGAAATAATATGTTAGCTCAATCTGCTATAAATTGCAAATTTTGGAAAGATAAATTTTCATCTAAATTTATCAATTTCTGTAAAAAATCACCCGTATTACTATCAATGGTAATCAAAATTCAAGATGGAGAAGAAGGAGTTCTCATAACTCATATGAACTCTAATTCTAAATACTTCTTCCCATTCAATTTTGACCAAAATCCAAAAGACTTTATTGCCGATATAAAGCGACTTTTGGTTGAAAAGCATTACCCACGCATTATGGAAGAAATCTTAGAAAAGCATCAACTAACAGCTGATGAATTAGCTCAAAAAGTTGAAGAGGGAATTCCTGTCGACAATTTAGCTAAGCACGAAATGCGTGTCATTGGTACTCGTATGTATCGTATTGACAAAATCCTAGCTTGGAAACAAATAGCTATTTTAGTACTCGAAAAAAGTTCATTTAAAGATGACGAAATAGATGCTAATTATCGTTATAAGTTCAATGGAGGAAGCCTTGTTATCTTTCTTAAGAACTATCGAAGCGGGAAGTACAAATCATTAGAAGAAGCGTCTGAGTACTTCTTAGCGAACAGCTTGCTTATAGATCAGCTTGTCAAAAAAGAAGAAGACTAAATAGTTGACTCTTCGATTGGTTCTATCGTGAAGTAATCTCCATTGAATAGTCCTTTGCTAGTTTTGCCAGTTCGTCCGTTATTGATCTTAACAACTTGACATTCTATTATGTCTAGCATAGTATCATACTGAGATGGATCTAAATACAATTCAGCATACATTTTCTCTCTAAATGTTGTGATTACATATCGTGCTCTTTCTACCCAAGCGCCTGCATTCTTAATCTGTGCTCTGTTTGGACGAAATCTTTCTAAGTCTTTAGTATCATGACATTTGACATCTGATTCAGTAGAACGATTAAGTTGTAGTACTCCAATGATATGAATGTTCAACTCTTTAGCCATTGCCGAAAGTTTGTTGACTCCTATCTCTACACTTTGGGCAAAGTTCACTCCATTGGATACTTTAGTAAAGTCAGTAATCATTGATAGCAAGTCGAGCAACACCACACAATATTGTTGACCTGTTTCAGCTTGGAACTTTCGGATATGTTTTCGTAACTCATTAAGATTGATAGAAGCATCTTCTGAGAACCTAAACTTATTGATTTTAGACAAGTCATCTTTCTCTTTGTTGATTAAGTCACAGATATCTTCAAACTGTCCCTGATCTCTTGGATTGATAATGTCTGAATACAAAATCTCTAATCTCTTAGATAACAGTCGATCCATTGTTGCAACTGATGACATTTCTAAACTAAAGTACATACAAGGTATTTGAGCATCTATTAAGCTGTTAATGAGATTGAGAGATAATGTAGATTTCCCACTGCCTGGTGATGATGTGATAATGCCAATTTCTCCCGGCCTCGGTCCATCTGGAACTAACTCATCAAACATAAAGTTATAGAAGTAGTATTGCTTACCCTTTTTACGAATGTTCAACTCTTTGTTATACTGTTCAGACCATTCTTCAAAATTCATCACTCGCTTAGTAGTATAGTTTTCTAATACGAGTTCTTGTTCTCCTGCTCCGATTAAGTCTTTGATATCTATTATGTTCGTTTCATTAAGATGAGTTTGTTCATCTATTTTCTTAACAGCAGCGCGAAGATTTGCAGAAGCCTTTCGTCGTTTCTTAGCATCTTGTAGTTGTTTGATTATGTCATTTATCGAACTTAACTGTTGTATCTGTTTCTCAGTAATAACATCTATTATAGTTTGAGAGGCGTCTAAATCTATCTTTGCATATTCTTGAAGTAATGCATCTCTTGAGAACGGTATATTGTTTTCTTTAAGATAGAGTAATGATTTGTACACATTACGGGTAGCAGTAGATGAGAATATCTCTTCATTGACATTATTGTTATCGAAAAATTCTTGTTGATAAAATAGCGTTTGAAGTAACCGCTTTTCAGCAAAATTGTCTATATCAGATTTCTTTTCAGTTGCCATTAAAATACTCTTTCAGGAATTGTTCCTAAGTTATCAAAATAATTATCTTTGAAGATAAACAATGAATCTCTCTTTTTAAGTTCTCTATCAATTAAGTCTTGGATAGATATAGAAAATCCCTCTGCTTTTATTTGCGATGGTTCTTTATTTGATATAAAAATGATTCCCTTATTATAGTTGATTCGTTCTCTAATAAAGTCATCTATTAAGCCCAATTGCTTCCCACTTCCCCAGATAACAGATTTCTCTTTGTCAAAAGCTTCATCTATTATTACTAAGTTACAGTCTTCATATTTTAGTAATCGCTTTTTTTGTTCTTCATCTCGTTGTGAGTTCCATAATAGGTCTAACAAATTGTTCATTGAGATATATTGAACATCATAATTAGCTTGGATTAAATAGGACCCTATCCAGTTAGCTGTGACTGTTTTTTGAGTTCCATTTTTTCCATAGAAATACAAAATAGAAGAACTTACTTTCTCATCAATAAATCTTTCTACATAATTCTTTAATCTAATTATGTTTCCAATAGATTCTGTTCCAATATAATCATTATCACTATTGTCGAAATAGTCTTTATTGAAGCCATTATTGATGAACTGTTGATAAGCAGCTTCTTTTAGTCGCCATGCTTTATGATGAAGACATTCTTTTACTATCTTATATTCTATTCCGTTACGAGTTTCTGTATCTCTATAATAACCTCGCGGAATTGTTTTACCATTTCCTTTGCACTTGCGACAAGGTACAAACTCTTTATACTTCATTTATCCTTTCTTTCTTTTTTGGTTCTAAAAGGCGCCAATTTATTTGGCCAGATACTCTTTGAGCTATATTGTGATAATAATCTGATTCTATTTTTGCAGCACCTGGTCTTCTAGCGTATCGCATAAACATATCATATTCTTTCTTTAAACTAATTGCATTTCTTACTTCTGGTTCAATTTTGTTTCTTCTCATATTCTTCTCCTAACTATAATAAGCTTCTTCATAAAGAGCAAACTTCTCATCTGGGATTTTCTTAATAGTTTTTGCTAAAAGCCGTTCTTTTACTTCTTTCTTAAAGTCACCCATAGTTTGATCTTCTCTGCACTCTCTTAAAGAGTCACCAATATAATATCCATCATAACCTTCTGGACAATGATATTCCATATTCAAATCAGATACTAATTGATCTATTTGATCATAATCTAATTCGTCATCCTCATCTCTCTTAATTCCAAAATATTCTTCTAATTCTGAATCTTCTAAGAAGACACCAAAAATAAGAAATGAACTCGTACTCGAGTTACTAACAAAACCTCTCCTAATTTTCATTTTTCTTCTCCTAATATAAGATTAACACAATCTAATAAGTTATGTTCTTTTGTTATTTGCATTGTTTTGCATCCAGCTGCTTTTCCTGCTACTATATCACAATCACTATCACCAATCATCCAACTCTGTGATAAATCTATATTATATTCCATACCAGCATTAATTATCATACCTGGTCTAGGTTTTCTACAAGCACATTGTATCTTTAAGTAATCTATTTCACCAGGCCAACCTTTTTCTGGATGATGCGGACAATAGTAAAAAGCATCTATTTCAGCACCTCCTTGTGCTCTAGCTAATTGATATAGTACCATATGAATGTCTTCTAATTCTTGTCGAGTCATGCGTCCTTGAGCAATAGCTGGTTGATTAGTAATAATGATACATAAATATCCAGCTGTATTAATTTTTCTAATTGCCTCAAAAGTCCAAGGAAAAAATTCAATTTTTGCCGCATTTGTAATATATCCATTTAACTTAAGAATTGTGCCATCACGATCTAAAAAAATTGCCCGTGTCATTTAAAATGTTTTTTATTCCTTTTGATAAAATGTCCAGCTTGAAAATGTCGTTCAGGAGTTCCAACATCCATAATAAAGTCACTAGAATGACACGAATAAATTCTATGATGTTGATCTTTATTTATTAGTGGTTTTAAGATATCTTTATCTAAATCTATTTCTTCATTTTCAAATTGTTGTTCAAATAAACTTTTATGTAATATTCGAATTCCGGTAGCTGATTGAACATTATTATATGCAGAGCTAAATCTTTCTCCTTTTTCATACCATTTTAATATAATACTTCTATTTAAGTCTAAGCAACTACTATCTTCTGGATGAGATGATCTATGAGTTAAAATAAGTCCATTCATATTAAAATATGAATAATTTAAGTATGATATATATTGTTTTATATTAAAGCAGAAAATGCTATCCCCATAAATCAGTAAAAAATATTCTGGTAATTCATTTTTTATTTTATGTAAATAACCAGCTGTTCCTAATGGTTTGTCTTCTATATGATGTTCTATATTGACTCCCCATTTTTTTCCATCTTTAAAATAGCGTTCTATTAGTTCTCCCTTATATCCTGAAATAATACTTATATCTCTAATATCATGTTTTCTTAATTGACGAATCTGCCATTCTAAAATTGGTTTGCCAGCTATTTTGATTAGTGGCTTAGGCAGTCTCTTCTTATTGATAGATTCTAATCTAGTGCCTTTCCCACCAGCTAATATGTAACATTTCATAATTATAGATTAACTCCTAAAGCCTATAACTTTTTCTGAGTCTATATTTTCTTCCTTACAGAGTTGTATTATTTTGTCTAGATCATATTCATTACCATATAATATGCTATTTGCTGTCTTTTTTCTAAAGACATTCTCTATTTGTGCACCAGTAAAGTCAAATTGAGAAGCTAATTGATAAGCATCGTTCTCTTCTAATTTAAGAATAGATTGCCATAATTTTTGCTTGTTTTCCAAATTTGGTTTTTCAAAATCTATCTTGTATAGAAATCTTCTTTCAAAAGCACTATCCATATTTTGAGTTAAGTTAGTCGTAGCTATTAAGATGCCTTCAAAATTTTCTAATTCTTCTAATATGATATTTTGTGTCGCGTTTATAGATGTAATAATAGCTCCATTATGACCAGTAACATCTAATCGTTTTCCAATAATAGCATCTGCTTCATTGAGTAGAAGAATAGGCTCAATTTTTGCTTCTTGCAAAGCAGACTTATAATTTGTAAAGATTGCTTTAACATTTTTTTCATCTTCACCCCACCATTTACTTCTAAGAGTAGACATGTCAACTTTCATAATATCTCTACCTGTCTTTTTAGCAATTTGTAATACTGTTTCAGTTTTACCAGTTCCAGCATGACCACAAAATAAGCAAGCAAAACCCATTCGAGAACCAGAATCTTTTAGTCGTTGCTTAACATTGAAGAAATTATCTTGTTCTAAAATAGCTGTTAGATCTTTTATTTGATTTTCATTTTTACTATTATAGAACATTTCTTTAGAAATTATTTTTTCATTTTTAATTACGTCATCTAATCTTTTTTCTCTAATTATATTCATTAAATACTTTCTTTTAAAGTCTGGATGAATTTCTATTTTATTTTTGTCTGCTTTTCCAGAATCATCTATAGATCTTTCAAATATTTTTCTATGAAATAGAGTATGATGATCATTTAAAAATAAAGCATTTATTATATCTTCTCTTGTATGGTCTGCATTAATAAACATTTCAATATAGCCACAATCTTTATCTACTATTGAATCTTCAGTATGTAATATTAAATGACTTAAAATATAAAAAACAAACTTATAGCAATCATTACCAGTATTTTTGCAATAAATAAAAAGATCTAATAATTCTCTACAATATTCATAATCAGAATTTTTTTCTAGAATTTTTAATATTTGTACTTCACCTAACATAGATAAATTTTTTGTATTATTATATAAATTAGCAAAAGTATCTATTGTTTTAATTATTTGTTTTAATGATTTCTTTTCTTCTTTTGAAATATATTCTTTATCAGAAGTTAAATAATCTATTATGTCCATTGATAATGTAAATGAGACATTGCCTTCTTCTGCAAAAGCTATTATATAATTTTTTTCATATAATTCTAATAAAGTAGAAAAAATTGGTACAACTAAAGTTGAATCACCTTTTACTAATCTAATAATGCTGTCTACTGATACACGACCTTGATTAATAAAGAAAGGAATCATTATTAAATATTCTTTGTCAGATAAACTTAAATTTTTTCTTAATTGAAGATTTCTATTTTTAGAGAGCTTAGCTGTTTTCTTTGATAATCCATATTTTGTTAAATCTAAAAATGTTTTTCTAGCATCACCTTGATAACTTTTATCTATTGAAAATAAATCATTTTTATTAAACTTTGATTTGAACTTAGATTCTTCATCTTCAACAAGACCAAGTATCTGTTTTATCTTAGGCATTATTATTAAATTCCTCTCTATATTTTATGAACATTTTCATTAAGCCAGAATCTTTTATTTTACCCATGTATGCTATATTATTTACAAATAATATAAATTCTTCCATTGGGTGTGGATCGGTATTCATTGGAGTAAAACCAAACTCTATTACTTTATTTTGTTTGTTTGGAACTTCTTCTATTCCTAATTGCTGTTTGTATTCTTCTGACATCGTTGTATAACGATAATAAAGCTTATGTATTTTATTAGGATCAAGACTTATAGTTCCTTGTGCATTACCAAAACTATATTCTTCGTCTAAGATGAATTCTTCACCAGTAATCATTCTAATTAGTATCATATTTTCTCCATAAAAACGGGGAGTTTTACTCCCCGTTAATGATTTAGTTAAATAAAGCTCGCTCCACAACCTGGGCAAGATTGAAATGATTCAGGTGATGCTAAATTGCAGTCACACGCGTATAACGTTTTAGTTTCATCGCATACTTCCCAAACTATTTCAGTCACTTGTCCGTCTTTCACTTTGATATCTCTAATTAAAGATTTCTGATGGTCATCTAATTTTGACCAACCTTTAAGTAAAGCTATTTTGTCATCTGAAAGATTAGTAGCTGGACCAACAGCAGTTCGTCTCTTTGGTGCTTCTTCTTTTACTGCATTTAGTATAGCTGTGTTTTCTTCAGCTTCTTGTTCAGCAACTACTTGATCGGCTTCTTCTTTTGGATATAGCCTAGCCCATTCTTCTTTCTCTTTAATAGAAAGTTGTTCAAGTTCTTCATAAAGATGTGTTCCAAGATGAGCATCTGTTAGTTTGAATATTGAAGGGATTTTCTTAAGTAACTTGGTATAGGAAGTTGGCTGATAGTACTTATCGAGGTTGTATTTGCTATAAGCCCTTTCTTCAGCACTTAATGGACCACTTACTATCATATCTTTTTCTGGCAATGTTCCATCTGCATTCTTAAGTTCTTCCATCATATCTTTGTCTTTATAGAGGGAAGCATTCTTTAACTCAAATGGATTAAGTTGTTCACCAGTCCGCTTAATGGCAATATCATAAGATTGCATATCACCATATTTACCAATAATAGCAGCTAATTGCTTGATAAAGCCGAAAGATTTGACTCCAGGTTTTGGCCAGCTGTTTCCTTTAGCATCTGTACTAATATCACGACAAAGTACTTTAGTATGCTTATTGTCTGCACACCAAGTGTCTGTTCTGTCTATAACATTCATTACAGTAAATGTAGTAGACTTATATCCACCAGCAATAGAAAAGCTAAAGCCATCTTCTTGTTTGTAACCACCTTTAGTTAAAGCCAACCACAAGTCAGGATATTTGTTCTCATTGACAAATACTTTCTTTTTATTGATCCAAGCTATTTCAGCAACTTTGTCATAAAGACGATGCAATATATGATTGTGTGCTGGTGTATCTTCACGTAATGGTAGTCTGATAGTAAATTTCTTTCCATCATCATCCTTTACTTCACACATCATAATTTGTTTTGGATCATAATCTTTACGAACATAACCCATAGACTCTGAACCAGGAGGTGCCCCAATAAAGCGCAATATCTTATTGACGCCTGTTTCTAATCCCACATATCCTATTTCATCATATTCTTTGGGAGAGAAATTACCACCACCTGTTGATTTTTTAGATTCATCTGCGATCTTTTTTGAATAAGCATCAAAAAAACTAGAATCGAGATCCGTCACGACTTGATTGTTTTCACTCATTTTTTACTCCTTAATTGTGAAAATATTCACTTACATTAATCTGAGGATACTGTACTTCACCTCTGTTATCTTAATATAACGATTAATTAGTTGTATTATTTAAATTAACTTTATGCTTTCGAAATGATTCTTTTAACCATTCAACTTGTGAGTCTTCTAATTTTAATCTTTTAATTTCGTATGGAAGAAAATCTAATGATATAAAGATAAGAGAATCAGTATCTAAGCCAGCTGTTCTGGCTCCTCGTAACATAGCGTCATAAGTAATTTTGACTTCATTAAAAGCCCCAATATGATGGACTTGTTTGTATGTACCGTTGAAAACAGCTAATATATATAAAGGTTCCATTAAGTATTATATTAACAGAACAACTTCCTAGATTCTTTTATTACAAATATGCTAAATAGAATTGATGCACCAATAAGTACAAATTGAAATATTGGAACAGTCGTCAAAAACAAAAATAATGGAATTCCAATACATATTCCATAAACTATTGCGCATTCTTTTAACCATTCTTTCATCTTTATTTCCTTATTGTGCTGGCATTTGCTCCCATTTAATCATCTTATTAAACGGTAAGTCAAAATCTTGTGGAAGATCACAGTTTTCTGCGAAATCAGATGCGATAATCTTTTCTTTTAATGCTATAATCAACTCTTTATATGATATTACTGAATGATAAACTTCTTCTTTTTCTCGTTCTGAATTAATTTTCTCTTTGTCAAATATTCTATAGAGGTGATTTAGTATGCAAGGAATATCATATAAGTTGATTGACTCTACAAAAATTTCTATTTCGTCTTTTTCATACTCATCAAAATTCTTAATAAGAGTCAACAACTCCTTAGACCGTTCCTGTATTATCTGTTTTCTTATCTTTATCTTTTTACTTATCATTAAGATATATTAACCTTTAATCTTTTCAGTAATAAAGATAGTCTTAAAAGTTCTGTTCCAAGTATTTCTGAACTCATTATCATTATTGCTACCAAATCTATCAAAAACTTGGTTGCATTCTTTTTCAGAGTGTACATTATATCCAATGGCATACTTAATTCCAGGAACATCTTTTGCTGCATTCACCCAAGTATCTAAGTCATCTTCAAAGTCAGATATAACGAAAAGCTTATCAGATTTCTTTCTGCAATATCCTTTTTCAGCAACATATTTGATGCCATTTGCAATATGAGTACCACCACCAGCATACACTGATTTAGTTCTTTTAGACATTATCTCATCTGAGACAACCTGTGTATCACAGAATATGATGTGGCTATTTGCGAGGTCAATACCAGAATTAGTGTCGACGATAGAGTTGATAACCCGCTCAACATAATCAGTAGGTACAGAGCCGCTAACATCAACAATGATATGGCATTCTGTCGGCATCCACTTTTCAATGAGGTGCCTTCTCGGAACGACAACACGACTAGCAAACTTGCCACGGTTACTATTATAGAGTACATCTGAATTCCATCTCCTATTCTTTTTTCCTAAACATGATTTACGAAGGAACTTTGTGAAGTTCTCAAATGTATCACAAGTTTCAAATTCTACTTTAACTCCACCACTGCCGCCACTTTTTCCAGGACCACCTTTGTTACGCTGGTTTCCAATAGAATTTCCCTGACTATTTCCTTCGTCTTCTTCATCACCTATTCCAGCATCACCATTAGCGGAAGCTTCCGCTTTTGAAGTTTGATCAGCCTTATCAAAATAATCATTAAGTACATCTTCACTTATCTGCTTTCCGCTAGGACCATCTCCAGGTTGTCCATTTCCCTGCCCGGCATTACCGTCATCATCAGAAGGAATTCCCTGGCCGATAATCTGCTCGATCTGCTTCATCACTTGTTCCATAGTTTCATCTATGTCTTTCACAAGTAGAATCATATAAGTCATCCAGTCAAGTTTCACTGGCCAGCCTTTGTTAGCTGGGTAACAGAATTGGAAGTCTCCCTCTTCACCATTTATTCGGTTTTCGATATTAGTAACGATGAACTTAAACTGAGCTAAGAGCATTGCATATTCTTTGCTATTAAGTTTCCTCGCTTTAGGTTCTTTGATAAGTCCACTTAATTCATCAAAATTATCGAGTAGATCTACATATTGCATTATGATAGCAGAACGCGCTAATGTCTTTTTGGCTTTTACCCATTCACCATTATCGAACAGTTTGGAATTGATTTCCATATCTTGTGCAATATTGGAAAATTCCATAAAGAGCATTTTCACGATTTTGTCTTTGTTGTTCTTAAAGACTTTACTATCAAAGTATTTGGCTAATTTAAGATCCCAGATTTTGTCGATCTCTTTTCTAAATTGATCAATGTACATCTGATAACCTTGAGTGTGATTAAAGAGGATGTGTCCTTTTTCGTGTAAGTCAGCAGAGTCATAGGCCTCATCTTCAACTAATTCATTTATGAAAATCTTGTAGCTATTCCTCCACTCTCTCATAACACAAGCCATCACTTTAGCATCTTTGAGTTCTTTATGATCTCTGGGAGTGTATTTGACAAGTGTGCCGGTTTCTATTAAGTCATCATCTGATGTTTTGAGCTGAGTAGGTGTGTACCTAGATTTTGGATAGATAACATTTAAGACATTTTCTAAATATTCGACATCTTTTTTAGAAATGAGTCTGTCTTTAGATAAGTCAATAGATTTGAAAGGGGCTTGATCTAAAATGGCTTGTGCAGATTTTCTGGCTGCAGCGGGTACCATTACGAATACAGATTTGTCTTTGGTTTTTGTAGTTACTTTATTTGCAGCAGCCATTTTATCTCCTCAATATAATATAAGATTAAGTCAATCCCCAGTACTCATTCTCTTCAGCCATTTCCAGCCATTTCTTAATGGGAACATCTTCTATTTTGAAGAACCCATCATGAAGTTTCTCCGGCCAGCAAACTGAATTGATTTTGGAAGTAGTTAAGCTGTCCACTTTTTTGTTGGTCTTATCTACCTCATGGAATATCTGATTACGAATAAAGGCTTTTCTTGTTTCGCCAGTCTTCATCTTTACGATTACGATCATCTTGTTTCTCCCTTAGTTAGCCAAGCTGTGAATTATGGCTGTTTTGTATGCATCGTGTGCATTTATGATAATGCCCAGATCTTTTACCATTGGACTTATTTCAGCAATCTGCGAAGTCTTCAAATAGTTATAGAGTGTATCTATTTTCTGCATATCAGTTAAGAACTGAGTTCCATTGAAGTTAGACATTAACTTAGTCATATCAGAAATGTCAGCTGAATATTCGCCTTTGATCTTTTCCATTATGCGATGAAGGTTGACATCATTTATGTTACCATTGGATTCTTGATGCCGCATCCACTCAGAGATACATTTTTCAATAGGCTTATTTTTGAAGTCAAGTTCAACTGAATTGATTTCCTGCATATTGTCTTCGACAGATTTACGAAGTACTTTCTGAAAGCCAGTCATAAGGGCCATCTGATAGTCTTCTTTGTCTTTGGCATTCTTAAAGGTGTTTGTGCCTAATCCACCAAGGCCGAGACAGATGTTGTGAACTATAGACTTATTGATCTTACGAACGATGCCAAGATGAATAAGGCCGCGGATCATAAGCCGCATATAGTGGATAGTTCGGCCAGTGATTATGTTATGAATGGCGCCGGGCTGATCAAATATGTCTGAGAATTCTGTGTTGTTGATATCGAGAGTCATTTCACGTTCATCCTTTCTACTATAAGTAGTGAACAGATAAGTGAGCGACTCCTTCAAAGTCCTGCGAATAGATTCCTCGATGCGAGGAGATATAGTTGTGTTTTGGAATACAGGAATGTTTGACTTTCTTTCTTCATCACTCTGCAAGAATTCTTCAATAAGTCCGGGACCATCAACAGGTTGAACATTTATGATACAGAAGCGGTTAAGAGTAGGTGCTTGAATTCCACACTGAGGAGGAATGTTGCCTTTGTAGTTTGCAGCAGATACAACAAGACAGTCTTCGGGTAAGAAATTATCCCGTCCACCAACTTTTCGGTCAAAAATGAGCTGGAGCATTGCACCCTGAACATTATCCGGTGCCTGAGAAAGTTCGTCTACAAATAGAAGCGTCTTAAAGCCGTTCTTTTTGTTTTCCATAATCTCATCAAACCAGTCAGGAGTATAAGTTATGAGCCGCTTTTCACCCGTATCGTTAACCATATAGCCGAGAATTTCTTCCGCGACTCTCTGTGTTCCAATAAGGGTAGTTACTTTATAGTGAAAGTTTTCGGCCCAAGTTCTTACTCCGGTAGTTTTTGCTATTCCAGGATTACCCAGGAAAAGAATTGGTACCTTTGTGTACTCGGTTAAAGTGAGACATGTATAGATGAGGTCTCTTATCTCATTCGGATTGCGAACAACACCATCAGTATTGTCCTCAGAGTTTTTGGCCCTTGCTTTTGTTTCCATTGTGATTCCTTATATTAGAAAGATATATCTTTCCCCTAGATATTATAATATAAGATCTCTGAAAAGATTGTTCAAATTACCACCAGCGGAATATATAACGGCCGGCGACATAAATAAGAATATCAGTTCCAATAATTGCCGCGCCGGTTATAGTATTTCGTGGATTATTATTGACAAAGCCATCTACCATAAAATAGCCGCCTGCTGCAGCTATTCCTGCACCACTAAACCAAACAAACGGTTGTAATGCAGCTCTTCTTTCCATACGACCTATTTCAGTTCTAATTTGTTCTGTTAGTCGAGCCATTTGTTGATTTTGATTATAAAGTTCTGTGTTTTGATCTAATAGTGCAATAGCCCCATCTTCTGCATCACCTATTCTATCTAAAGCGACTTCTAAATCCCACTTAAGGCTGGCTATAATTTGTTGCAAGCCTTCCAAAGAGCTCGTTAATGATTCGTTGTCTCTCGATAAGGTCTGAAGCTCCTGTTCCAAGGCGATTAATCCGTTCAGCTGATTGTCTAACATCTCCGACAATAGATCCCAACTCTCGTTCTGCGTCTCCTGCTCGTTCGAGGGCTGAAGCAGTGGCTCCTCTAGCTGCGCTAAGATCTGATTGTAATGCCAATATTGTTCGCTCTTGATCTCTAATCGTAAATTCATTGTCCTTAATTGTGTTCGCAAGTTCCTCGCCAGTTCTGCTCGGGTTAGCTGTTCCGAAGTATATGCAGAGACCGACGCTAATGGCAGCAACAACACTAAGAACAATAATGATAGTTTTGTAACTTTTTTCATTCACTTTTTTCTCCTTAGTAATTAGTCGTATTGAACCGTTACACGACTATCAGTAGCATAAAGCCATTGTCGTAAAGTATCTTTGTCTCTGAACATAGAGCAAGTTTCTGGTGTGTGTGCTGGATGAGAATTATGTGGTATTTCTCCTTCTGTAACACTTAATGGATTCAAGTATTGACAGTAGTTTTCGTCACTTACAAAGTTGATCTTAATTTCATCAATATCTATATCTTCGATTAGCACTTCTTCTAACATAGTTGTCCAGTCACTATTAGACATATTATATCCACCCGGTCCTTCTTTGTACCAAGCTACTAATGCAGCAAAATTAAGTCTGTCTGCAAATGTGTCATATGATTCCATTGACTCAGTAAAGTCATAATGACCACCAAAAGTTTGTGGTATCATTAGAACTCTATGATTTTGATAAGCACTATGAAGTTTGGGTATTTCTTGTTCTTTTGTTCCAATAACTACAAATGAGCTACTGCTGCTATTACTAACAAATCCGTTCCGGTTTTTCATATTGAGTCTCCTCTATTAAGTCTTCTCCGTATGTTTTCACTAACATATCTAAAATAGATGCTAATGGATAGAGAAGTTTGATTTTCTTATCTGTGTCTATTTTACGAAAATCTCTAATTAATTCACATTTAGAACAATATATGTTGTACATGTTTTCTTCTTTAGAAGCTAGATACATCATAAGTTCACCAGAACAACTACATTCTCCGATTGGAAATAAGTTAGCTGCATAATCAAGAGTTGTGTTATGAACTATTGCTTCTTCTTTTCTTCGTACACGACTATTACTCTGTTTTATCTCATTACTATTCATAATGATATATTAACTACTATTAGATTAAATAAACTGCTTACTAGAGTTTTCTTACTCTTTTAAAGATAAATTTAGTCTTTTCAGATTTTCAGAGTAAACGGACTAGAGCAGATATTCCCATTTTGGATCACGTTTCTTTCCTTGACAGTGTAATCTAATTGTAGAAATAGATACACCCGTCTTCTTAGAGGCATCTTCTGCATTTTGGTAGTATTTGCCTGTTTGTATGTGTATCACAGATTTCCATTTAGACTTAGCAATAGCAGCATTATGTTCTGCTGGACGATTAGCGGCATATTTTGCTATTTTCTCATTACGATTAGATATGATAACTGGATCTAAATTAGACATAGCATTTGAGATTTTCCGCTTAATGATAGTAGCTTTTCGCTTACCAAACTGCGCTTCGTATGTGTCAGCTCGGAAGAACTTTTGATAACATTCTTCAGCCTCTTTCCACATTAAGTAAAGTGGCCCTCTTAATTCTGGAAATTTCTTAAGTACACAATAAGCCTCAGTATAGTTGCCAACTGCATAGTGTTCTTTTCCAGGTGTTAGACTTTGTTCTCTAGCGCGCAATATGTGAGCTATGAAATGAATAGAAATTGGAAGTTGAATGGCTTCTATCTCGTCTAAATCTTCACATTCAAAAGCTGGTAATATATGATGCTTTTGAGTTAGTATGTTCATTTTGGTGTAATAATCATTACCCAGTTGTCGCATATAGCTTATAAGTTCATCATAAGAGTCGATTTTTTCTGCGTGATATAATTCGCTAACAAAACTTGTATCTACTATCATATTCTTATTAGTTAGTCTGAATTCTTAGAATAGAAATCTAAAATGCAAACAATCTAATTAGATATAAGGAGATAATTATGGCTTATAATACTAATAAGACAACTGCACCTGTTAGAGGCTTAGTGAACTCTGGTGCTGACTTAATGCAACATATGTATGATGTAAAGATCTATTTTCCATCTGCTAATGGACAGCCTGACACTAATCCATTTCAGTCCTATCCAATAACAGTTAGAGCAACTAGCTTTACAGTTCCTGATGTTGAAGTTGGAACATACGAAATCAAATATCATGGTGTTAGTCAAAAAAGACCAAATGCAACTTTAGTTGGAGATAGACAATTTGAAATAGAGTTCAGAGAAGACGCTGCATTTGACTTAAGACGACGTTTCTCAGCTTGGTTGATGGCTGTTGGTGATCCAGTAACTGGTGGTGTATCTAATGCTACTCAATTCTTTGGTAGAGTTGAAGTTGGAACTATTGCTGGTGCATATTTTGCAACAACAGTTAACAGTCCAAATGGAACTGGAAAAGGTCAAACAGAAGGACCAAATGATATTGAAGATGCTTATGGTCATTTGACTACTCGTTCTCAAATGAATCCTCTTGCAATGTGGGCTTTCTATAATGTTTGGGTATCTAAAATGACAGGTATTCAATTTCAAACTGAAGGTGATGCTGCTAATAAGTTCACAGTAACTTTCCAATTTATGGATATGGACTATCCACAATTCGGTGGTAACACTCTTGACTTAGGTCAGAATGCTGCTTGGGCTTCTCCAACTGAATGGACACAGAAATTAGACTAAGGAGAGCTTAAATGACAGATCAAGAAATTATTGAACGACTAGAAGAGATAATAGACACTCTTAAGAATGGTGAGCGAGAGCAAGCTGAAGTTGACTTAGCTGATCTTTATGATGAAATTTCATCTGAATATGATGATTATGAAGATGAAGAAGATTTCGATGATGAAGACGAAGAGGACGAATACGAAGAAGAGGATGACGAATAATGACAGTATTAACATTAAGAACACTCTTAATGAAGTGTGCTGAAGATTTAGAACAATATCCAGATAACTTACAAATCAGTATGCAGTCTAATACATATTTTGTCAATAATGCTAGATATTTTCTCGGTTGTCGAGAAGGCTATACTGATATTGAAAATCCAAAAGTAGAACAAGATGATGACCACTGTGATGAATGCGGTGGTATGATAGAATGGGATGAAGAAGGTCATCATGGTATTTGCAAGAAGTGTGGTGAAGAATACTAAAGAAGGAGGGCTGTAATATGGGAAACAAAAACAAAGCTAAGGCTAAAGGTAACCCTCAACCAGTTGCAAAGAATAAGCCTAAGCAGAAAAACAAAAAGAAAAAGTAGTTACTAACTAATAAGGAAGTGTACTAAATGAATGAAAAAGAAAATCTACATAAGATATACGAACATGTTTATCAAGAAAAGATCCCACAAGCTGAAAAGTTTATGGAGAAATATGACAAACATGATGATCGACTTATAGAAGAGACAGCTTGTGCAGCTGAAAGTGGGGGAGATTGTGCACCCGAAAATGTCATTGTAGTCAATGGTAAGCATACTAAAGCACTTAATGAGGCAGTTGATGAAAGAGACCAAGCTAAATTAGATGCTATAACAGCTGATACTTGGGGAGATGGCCCTTGTCCAAATTGCGGTGAAGAAATGTTTGACGGCCATTGTGAATACTGTGAAGAAGATCCTTATATTGATCCAGATGACGATGATGACGAAGGTGAATGTCCAAACTGTGGAGAGATAGACTTATTAGATCCAGAAACTGGTTTATGTCAACAATGTGCAAGAGATGAATTTGATGACGACGAATTCGAAGCTGAGAGTAAAGATGCTTTTGGATTAGAAGGTCGAACTACTGATGACTTCAATTGCTTACGATGCGGCGCTGATATGGATCCTAACGATGATGAATGTGAAGTTTGCGGTTGGGTAGAAGGCGAAGATGACCCAGAAGATGTTGATGACTTATATGATGAAGATGGTGATCCAATAACTGATGGAGAATTTGATATCCCACCAATGGGAGATGAGAACTCATGGATGAATCCAGATCAAAAAGCAATGTTTGAAGAAGAGCAAGCAGCCCATGGCATAAAGGAGCGTCTTGAACTTCGTAAACAAATCAATGAACATCTATTTGAAGCAATAGACAACAAACGACTAAGAGAAGAGTTAGAAGATGATAAGTCACCTACTAACTTAGTTAGATATGAACTACAAAAGTTCACAAATGGCGGCACTCCTACAGCTGATGGTGGAATAGATGGCGAAGTTGGCGGACCATCATCATATGAAGCTTGGAGATATGGCATCAATGACAAAAAGCGCAAAGCACGAGCTGAACAAGAAAATGCAGATAGAGATAGTCCTTTTGCATCACCTAGAACAACTGGCAATCCAGATCAAAAAATGTTAGATGGTCAAATAGATGACTTCCTCTTGTGGCATATGAAAAAGTACGGCGGTAAATGATACTGCGCTTCATAAAGTGGCTCTTAAGCTTATTTAAGAAGGCACCAGAAAAGCAACAACCTTCGGAAGAGGTTGTTTTTCAGCCTCCTAAAGAAGAGGTTGGGGAAATAGAGGAAACGATGACTTATTTTAAGAAAGATGGTAAGGTGATATTTGATGTTAGCCTTAATAGACCTAATTATGGCCAGAGAAACAATGAGTACAAATGGTCACACCCAAAGAATAGCGCGCTCACAATGGACGCGTTGTCTATGTGCAATGTTACATCAATGGTAATGGCATTAGACTATCTTGACTACAAATTTCCATCAGGCAAATACTCACAGCCTGAAGATAACTTATGTGACTTTATGTTCACAAGTAAAGAAGTTGATGATTTCTATAAGCTCAAAATGCCAGCAATGTGGGAACAATTCAATAGAGGCGATTCTAATGCTTATTGTCCTAACTTAGTGCATATCGTATTAGCTTATGCAACCAACTTATGGATGGGAACTAACTGTGTGACATTTCATGATGCTTACACAATCAATGACATCATTAGAGAGATTACGATCAATCAACGACCAGTAGTTATGAGTGGGACATTTCCATACAAGTATGCTAATGGTACTGTTGGAACAATAGGCCATATCAACTGTTTAGTTGGTGCGCGCTATAATGAAGCAGACTTTGCTGAACGGAAATTAGCTCAACCTCCAGTTGACTTTATAGTTGATGACCCATACGGAAACTGGAAGCAGAACTTTATAGCTGGTACTGGCAACGATACTATCTTTACATATAACGAATTCGTTAAGTACTATAAGACATTGAATAACGGGAATCATAAGATGGCCCATATCTTTAAGAATAGTGCGGCTGTCATATAGGAGAACAAAATGACGTTGGAAGAAATGGCTGTTATTGCTTTTCATTGGCGGAATGACTTACATTGGCTTCATCACAATGTGCGTGGAGTTAACTTTGAGGAGATACACGAAAAGTTTGGCGAGTATTACGACAAAGCTTTAGACGATGTCGACTTTTTTGCTGAGCGAGCTTTGATGAAAGAAATAGACGTTATGCCAAATCTTTCAACAGTAGAATCTTCAGAATGGAACATCATTGATAGCGATGATGAAACATCAGTTGAAGAAGCATTTGAGATGTTCATTGAGAATGGTAACGACTATTTAGAAGCCCTAGACCTGTGCAGAGACTACTGTGAGAAAGAGGGTTATAATGATATATGTAGTGATATAGACACAATACATGGATTTTGGGCGCTAGAAATAGAATACAAAGCGCCAAAGGTGGAATAATGGATTACAACAAGATATATGAGAGTTCTCATTCTGAGATAGACAACTTTATAGACTTCTGTGACAACTATAAGTCTTTAAGAGAGCGGAAATTAGAAGAAGCTGGATTCTTCAAGGATGTTGGCGCGGGAATAGGAAATGCTTTCAAAACTATGGGACAGAACATTAAGAACAATACCGTTGGTGCTGCGAGAAAAGCAGCTGCTGGATTTGCTGCTAATACTAGAGGTAATCTAGATCAAGCTAAAGCAACGGGGCAGAAACAAAAAGATGAAACAGAAGCTCTAAGAAAAAAAGCTGGTACGAACGATCCACAACAAAACCAGGAACCAGACCCATTGACACCAGCACAACAACAAAACCAAGGACAGCCAGCAGCAACCTCACAAGAGCAGCAACAACCGGATCAAAATCAAGATCAAAATCAGCAATCGGATCAAACACAAAGCCAACAACAAGACCAAAATGGACAGAATCAAAATGCATCTGAATCAGATGACCATGCTAATACAGTACAAACATTAACAAATTTGAAACAGGAATTTGATCAAACAGTTGATAAGGCAATAGAGAACTTGGAGAACACTAATGGCTAAATTAGACGACTTTATAGCTTATAGTGACAGTTACACATCTATAAGAGAGCGCAAAGAAACTCAAACACTCTTACGAGAGGCTCGTAATGGCAAGTGGAATCCCGGAATGCGACTCTCGGAATTTTACCGTGATATATCATCTGCTGTAGTTGATGAAGACTGGCCAATATTGAGAGAAGCTATTATGCAAATGATGGCTCTTGAAGATAAGATCTTTAGTCCAAATTTTGTGCTTAGAGAGAACACACGTCTAATGGAACAGTATGCTCGATTAGTAACTCTTAGCAACACGCAACAGCTTAGAGAAGGTAAATTAGTACAAGGCGTTAATGAGCCAGATGATGCTTATGCTGCTCGAGAACGTGCACGAAAGGATAGAGATAATGCTCGTCGTATGATGAAACGAAATGGTATTGACTTATCTGATCCAGAGAAAGCAGCTCGATTTGATACTAAGCGACCTAAGGCTGGAAAGGCTGTTCAAATGCCAACTCAAACACGAGCACAAAGTGATGAACAGTTTTCTCAAATCATTAGAAAATTCATACATGCAGCTAATGTTACTTTCGGTGCTAACTTTATGGCTCAGTTTGGTGCTGATGACCCAATGGATCCATCAATCACAACTGAACAACTTTTTCAAGCAGTGTCATCTGTAATCGCTAGATGTGATGAAGAACCTGATAATCAACGATCTGCAAATCTTAAAGCATTTGCTGAAAAGATCTTAGATGCTGATCGTTCTATTAAGAAGCAACGTGAACAAGATGACTTAAAGAATATGCCAACACCTGCTGAAGTACAACAAAATCCAGACGAGGCTGCAGAGAAATTAGCAGTTGAGGTTGAACAAAAGGTTGACTCTGGTGAGATAACTCCAGAAGAAGCTGCTACTGAAATTAGTGATGGTGTTAAAGAACTCGGCAAACAGAAGGGTGGTATCTTTCTAAATGCTATCAAAAAGGTTGGTGGAACTATTGCTCGTATTGCAGCTAAAGTTGCTAAGCCATTTGCTTATGCTATGTCAGCATTTAAGTTTGGCGCAATGTTTGCTTTCATGGGCCCTCCTGGAATGGTATTAGGAGCGATTATTGGTGTCGGTGTTGCAGCCATAACTTTGAAGATGGGGCAACTAGGGGCAAAAGTTGGCGGCAATTTAGGTGCTATGTTATATGACTGGTTTAGTAAAGCAATGATGTCATCTAAGAGTAAGGCTCTCAATAAAGTTGGACAACGACTAAATAGCTCACCAAAAGGACGTAAGTTCATACAAACAGTTTGTTCAGTAATAGGCGGTGTTGCAGCTGGTGGTCTTACTGCTGTGGGATTACATAATGCTATTCAACAATCTGCTCAAGCTATAGCAACTGCGTTTACTGCGGCTGTTCCTGATGCAGCAGTCATAGCAGAATCTGCTGGTGAAGAACTAACTCAGGTAGCACAAGTTGCAGAACAGCAAGCTGGATTACCCGCTGACACAATCGAAAATAGCATCGCGGCACAGGCTAATGCAGTACCGGGTGATATAGTGAATGGTCAAACTTTAACTCAAGGCGATATTCAATGGGCAAAAGATGTAATGACACAACGTCAAGTTCCACCTCAAGTAGCAGATAATGTTACTCAAGAGTTAACGCAAATAGCACAAGTTAATGGTGGACAAATACCGGCTGAAAATGCTATTGAGGCTTTGACAGATGCTGGGGTTCAGGCTGACCAAGCTGAGGCCATAATAGCAGAGGTGGTTCACGATGTTGCACCAGCTGGAGGATTAGAGGATTTTGGTACTGATGTTGCAGCTCATGTTGGAGAAGGCGGTCCAATGCATCAACCTGAACCATTGGGGATTACTAATACTGAACTTTCTCAAATGGAGCCAGGTGAAGTAATTCCAGAGACAGGACATTTAGTTACTGAACCTGAAATAGCAAATGCCGGGAATCAAGTTGCTGTGGGCGCGGGAAATCAAGAAGCAATACAAACTGAAATTTTAGGTGGTAATGTAAGAGGGACTCAAACGGTACACGCTAATGAACCGGGTAATTATCATGCAACAACAAGTTCGACACTAACAGGTGTTAGATTAGATGATATTCCTAATTATCATAGTGTTAAACAAGAACTTATGATGAATACATCAGCTAATGGTAGAATGGCGGCAACTGTTCTTGATGCTAGATTGAACTCATTAATTGCTCAAGGTATTGATCCAACTAATTTCGGTCCACAAACTTTACGCAATATAGCAACTAATGGAAATTATAGTAGTCAAATAGTTCGTGGATTAGTTGATACTAGAGTATAATTGTTCTAATTCTTTAGCAGTAAAACCGTCTTTAGCATAATCTATCGGTGTTAAAGTATTTGTTAAATCGTTTGAGATGGGTGTCAATATCCAAGATAACTTAACGTCTTCTATTTTATTTGTTATATAGATCTCATTATCACATTTCATTTGGTTCAATATGCGACTTTTCATGTATTGTAGTATATCTTCAGTATGAATAGATTTCATAAGTGTAGTATTGATATGTAAATAACTTGTGTTGTCTGCTCTCATACTGTCATATATCAATCTAATCGATTCAAGCGCATTAGCATCTATCTCAAAGTTTTCAGTATCTTGTGTCTCATAATACTTAAAGTCAACATGCCAATAGTTCACTAATCCGGTGCTAATCAGCCACCATATCATGTCAGGTCGACTGCCAGACGTAAATATGCCAGTTTTGAGCATACATTGTTTAGCCTTTTCTAATATGCTCTTTATGTTAACAGGTTTGTCTAATAATGGTTCACCGCCTGATAAGATCAACCAATCAACTGGTGTCCATACTCTGGTCCAACTAATAGGATCACCAAGAGATTTAGATTTGTTTTCTATTTCAGTGTATTGTACTAAGTTATGGATATTGATTAGAATATCATTAAGAGATAGATCATTATCCGAAGGGTGTCTTAATTCTGGATTATAGCAATACTTACAAGTGAGATTACAACCACAATGATAGACAATTGCTGCTGAACTATTCGGACTATCTACTATAGAGAAGCCATTCCATTTGTAACCCACTATGATAACCTTCTAAGTATTGAAGCCATCACTTCTTCCTTAAGGTCAAATGAGTCATAAGGAATATGTTTCACTTTGAATGTCTTTTCTAAATTGTTATATGCTTCTTCGGTATTAAAGCCATCAAAATGATGATGAGAGAACATTTTTGTTAAAGATGCTTTAGAACCTAAATGAGTACCTGTTAAATATTGAATGTACCTTCTCTGATCTGGCTTACCAAGATAGTGACCAATAATGCGATAGACATCAAATGACATATCGACGTCTAAAATAGTTGGGTCAACTATACAGTAAGAACCTTTGATCTTATCGCCTTTAACATGTGTTCGAAGTTTGAAGTACTCATTGTAGCCCTCTTCTTCGTATTCTTTCATTATGACAATATCACCTTCTGAAGTGAAAGAAAAGCCTATTTGATACAAGATATCAAGAAGGGCATCAAAATCAATTCGGCTATTGAGAAGCTTCTTCAAAAAGTTAGCCCCGTGTTCTATTTCAAATCCATCATTAAGTGCTATCAACTTGCAGAATTCTTTAGTGAGCCGGTCATCTAAATCAAAGTATTTGCCATTGTGAAAGACTTCAATAACTTCTGAATCTTTATCTTGGTTGATAGTAATCTCATCATCCTCATAAAAGATGGCTCCTAATTTTTCTAAATCGGCTACATTATCAGAACTCTGTAGTATTTCTAATACGCGATCACATATCTTACTTATGCGAGAATATTGAAGTGTTCCTTTTGCTGTAGGAACTAAAATGGCATCGTTTGTCAATATGTGCTTAATCATAATTTGTCCCTTTCTGCAACATAATCTACTATGTTAACTATGTCTTCAGTATCTAGCGACTTATCTTTTGCAAATTGAAGCATAGGATAAGCGGCTAATATTGGAGTCATATAGTCTGTTCTTGTATGACACTGAGCATTGTTTCTATTGTCCTCGGCCATTTTAATAATCGGATCAAATGTATCAAATACTTTCAAAGATAATTCAGTATCATAGACTGAATATGGTTTTAAGCCAACAAGTAATCTTCTCATTGCATTTGTGAGGTCACGAATCTTAAAGAAGTCAGTTTCAGGTTTTGCAGTCTCAGCTATCTTTCTTTGGCATTCTTGACCAAAAATTGTATTCTTAAAGCCAGGATATTTCTTCCCAATATCTAAAAAGTATTCAGCTCTTGTTCTATTAGCAATAAATGATTTACCGTGAAAGTTGTTTTCTAACATATGATTCATAATAATAGATTGCTTATTATCAAGCATATGTAAAATATAATTATCAATATAGAACCAATTCTTACGACTTACTAAATTATTCTTCTTAAAGAAAGCAAAGTCTACTAAGAAGTGCCTTGGTGAGAAGTTCAATATGTCTTTTAAGCAAGCATCTATTTTGTCTATTTTGCAATAGTTATCACGATTTATGCCACTATAGTCTATAGTGATACTTTCCTTTTTGCTCAATTTAGGATTATTGTCTATGTCAATAAATTTAGGTGTGAACCACCAACCCCGATGCATTGGATCATCACCTTCAAAGCATTCATAAGTTACGGGTTGATTTTTGGCAATTTCTAATGCAGCTTCTGCAGTAATATACTTACGATTATAGTAATCATAGCATTTCAGTGAGGTGTCTCTTTCACGACGAACACTAGTTGTAGCACTCTTAGGAGGCACTGCAATAGAACTATAAATGAATTTCATTGTTGGAAAGAACTTCTTAAATACTGATACAAGTTCTGGTGCAATGAATAACATTTTAGAACTTTCTACTTTCATAATTGCCAATTTGTTTTTCATTCCAACAGGAATACAAGTCCAGGATTTTCCTTTAGCGTCTGCCTTTGCATGAAATGACCCAAGCTTGTCAAGAAAGACCAACTCATCAATTACTATAGCAGTTGTTATCTCCTTTTTGGTCATTATGTTCTCAAAGAAATCTCTTGACGTTGATGTGAACTTTGTTCCAATGTACTTATGAACATTAGCCATTTCATAAGTGTTCTTTTTAGTTCTAATCAAGTACATAGGAGCAGCAGCAATAGAAAGTGACTTGAGTGTGTGTTCGATTGCATCTGTATAGATCTTTCTAATGAAATTAACTTTTGTACTGTCAGCACCATCAAATGCTGGGGATGCTATTAAGTTAGCATGCGGGATTTTGTTGAACTTTTTGACATAATCACCTGGTTTGACTATTTGCTTCTTAACTTCAGCAGCCCAATCTTCATAGTGGGCATAGAACATTTTCTGCAAATACTCTATAGTTGATTTGTTATAGTTAAGCGACTCTCTTGAAGGCTGAATTGATACTGAGCCAAGATCTACGTGTAAGATCTTCTTTAAGTTTTGTGTTCCGAGAATTGGAAAGTTAAGACACAAACTAGCAGCATTTCCATAGTTGCCCAGTATTTGCTTATAGTTCACATCATAGTACACTTGGCCCATGATAATACCATGAGTGCTATTGTAACTTTCTAATACTTTACGAACTATTGAATTACCGATTATGTCTTCTAAAGGTGCACCTTTCTTCAGCACGGCCCGCGCTACTTTGTAGGCTTCCTTGGCTTCCTCGGCTGAAAGTCTGCTATAGAGTGAATTGAAATTCTTGTCTACATAATTGTAAAAGTCATTCTCCCCTCTTTTGATGATAGGCATCTTATCAAAGAATAAGAATGTCTTAATTGCAGCATGGTGGAAGAACTTTATGTCTTCATCTTTAATGATGAGTTCAACAACAGTCCCAGTTTTGTCTGTCTCTTGACTATTTACGAGGGTAACATTGGGAATGCCATTCTCATCTTTGTACACAATGTAGTTATTGAGGGTTCCGTCTTTGGCGGTTGCTAAAGTGAATTGGGCAGTGTAAGCTAATGGAGTCTTACCGCCTAATCCTAAGGCGCCAATCACTTTGTCGCTATTTGATTTAGTCGACTTACCGTATGACTTATAGACTGTCATCACATCTTCATGAGTCATTCCAATGCCCTGATCTTCAATGATGAGCGACTTATGCATTTCAGTTGGGAGATACACAAAGAAAGGTTCGTCATTATTGGCTTCTATGTTGGCGTCTATTGCATTGCAAGATAACTCACGAACAATAGCCCTGATAGGATCTTCATAGATCTTATTGCTCAATATGTCGAACATTTTAGCGTTTGCAGCAATCTCAAACTCAGAACTTTCTGTTTCAAGATTGTTGTTCACATCATATAACTTGTCATTCAGTTTCATCTAATATCTCCCTTAAATATCATATAAGATTTAGCTTGGATATGTTCTCCAATAGTTAGCGTCTACACTTTCTGCAAACGATAAGCTCTTCATTTGGCTAGCAGAGAATATTCTGCTCACTGGTAAGTTTATCGATTTGCAGTAACTGTATATCACATTAGGATCAGCATAGTTGCAAAGGCTGGTACCCAGTGCTATATCTTTTGTCAGTTTCTTTTTGTCTAATGCGAACTCAGTTTTCTCTATAGAAAGTTTTGCTTTTTCCATTTGAGCCACTAATTTAGCCTTTGCTGTATCAATTTCAGCCATTTTCTCTTTAAGAAGCTTTGGCGTATTACTATATAGTTTTCTGAACTTAGCAGCTTTCTCATTAAGTTTGGCAAGTGTTGCAGCCTGACGAACTTTAAGCTCTTTCACTCTGTTCTTCGTTTTGGCAACTTTTTCTGCTATCTTCTGTTCGCCTTCTTTCTGATTCTTTCCAACATTTTTCTGGTGGTTCATCGTCTTTGCGATCTCTAAGTTAGCTTCAAATATGCCACGGATCTTTTCGGCTTCAGTGTTACTCTTCGTAATCTTTTTCTGCTTCAGATTATTGATGAGCACCTCATTGCAAACAACAGTACGAAGATTCTTCACAGTTGCACCGGGATGGATCTTCTTTAAGTAACCGTTAACATTCAGATTAGCCTTATTGAAGATCTTATTACCTTTTGTGCTGTTGCGATGAAGCTTATCAATCTGTTTCCAAATAGCTGGATCAATTTCTATTGTGCGATTTTCCGGGACTGAATCTTTACCGAGAAAGTCGAAAGTTACTGTGTTAGGTGTAAGTTTCATGTGCTCGTGCTGCAACGTCTGCATTCCATAAGTGAGCGCCTGGAACTTATCATCTCTCTCATTACCAATACGAATACCGGTGTGTTGAATTAGATAGATTATGAGAGCTTCCTGATCACCTTTTAAGCAGCCCTTTTCTATTTCGGACTGAATGTGTGTCCAATTAGCCAGAATGTCTTTTGATTTGTCGAACTTACCAGCAGTATTGGCTTGACGAACTGATACTGAAGGAGCAAATGCGATGATCTTATTGAGCTGTCTGAAAGAACTCATTCCATCATGACCGCAGTTGATTTTGTACTTCATTACCCAAATGGATGTATCATCAGCAGTAACATTTTTCTCAGGCCAATTTGCTGGAGCTTTTCCATTAACGATATTAAGAATCACTTCATTAGGTTGCACACGATACTTCCAACTGAACTTACGTGGGTCTTTTCCACGAGTCATAATCCAATTAGGGGCTTCTATCATGTAGCCGGAAAGTGGGACTGTTTCACCGTCGAGGATTGCTGTTCCAAACTGATCTTTGAGTGCGTCCTTTTCAGCTTTGATAGCCAGTTTTTCGTCCTTAGTTAGAAGTTTCTTGGCTTCCTTAAGGGCTTCATTATCTGCTTTCATTTTCTTCAAGACAGGAATAAAGTCGGTTGGAAAAGATAAGTTTTGCTGTTTAACAGTTAGTTCAGGTTTGAGACAAAGCCACATATTCTTATTAGAAGAGTAAAAGGCTTCTTTTTCGTAGTCGCTGTCGAGAAATCTTGCGGCATTCCAAAGCATCTCTTCTGCTAAGGAAGGCAGAGTTTCCCCGGCCAATTTGTATCCCTTTGGAGAGTAACTCTCAGGAAATACGGGACCATTTGACTGTAGCGATGTAAATCTTGCTTTTTTCATGTTCATATATTATATAAGATTAACTAACTCAATGTTCAAAAGGAAATAGACAATCTACAACTAACTATTATGACAAGATCCCCATGCAAATTTAGGAGAATCAATTAAATGGCAGTACCAATTACATTATATAGAGAGTGGAAAGTCCCGCTTTCACAAAGCAAGTATACTCCAGTAGCGATGCAAGTGTCATTATATGACTTAATGCTATATCGTAATAAGGCTAACAGATTATGCTCTCGATTCCATCAAGCAGCTAAAAGAAGCAACTTTAAGTCAATGGGTCTTGAGTTGCAACATAACATAATCGTTTTTGACTCTAACATATATCAAATAGATAATGATCCAGAGATTATTAAAAATGGTAGAGGCCATAGAATTATCAATCAAAATGATGAAAAGAATGAAACAGATAACTGGGGAACTTCTTTTGAAGAATTTGCAAGAAGCGGATTTGACATATGTTTGCCTAAGTTTGATAAGCGCACAAAACCGCTATTTTTGAATTGGCCACAAGCTGAAAAGCTAATTCCAGATGTTACACCATCAGACTATATTGAAGTATTACGATGGCTACAACCCAAACGATTAAGACCAGATGACTTCTACTATAACTTAAGTATTGAAGATAATCTACCATATTCTAATGGTATCAAAATCTGGGATAAAGACGCTGCATTGAAGCCACTAACATCTTTTGACTGTTATGACAATTCAGTAATGGCCTTTAGTCGAGGAGATGCTAATACTTGGGATGATTATCCAAACCCATTTACTGTAGGATTAGAAAATGATTATGCTTATTTGAGAGATCCAAATGATCCAGAATCTGCTACTAATGAAGTTCAGTATGCTGATATCATTTTGTCTAATAGAGATCATTCATTTGAAGATCGTTTCATAGTCAAAGATAGCGGATATATGGCTTACAATGGCTTATGTGTTAACCCCAAGTCTGTCAATATTTGGGCTAATCTGTATAAGTACTACAATTCATCTTTTGATCCAATAAGAGGAACTGAAAACAATTTTGCTGATCATGTAGCTACACTTATTAACATAGATACTGAAGACTGTTCTGTATCTCATATTAATCCAGTTACACTTTACTTATTACAACATTGTTATGTGTGGGTTAAATGCTCATTTTTTGCAGACTATATTGACTATCGTGATTTTGATCAGTCTCTTAATAAGACAGCAAAAGTTATCCATAATAATATGATGCTTACTAATGTTGGTGATTATCGACGATACGAAGAACTTTTTCATGAAAATCACGTGCCTAATAAAGACAGGGCAAGAGCCTCTAGACCGTATCTTCCAATGACTACGCCATCTGTTGACTTATTACGTACAACTTTGCTACCATCTGAAATAACAGTTAAGCCTAATTATGATAATGGAAGTATGGATGAGATCATAAATGCAGCGGATGACCCAGCGAGTAAGATAGGCGCATTACCTATTGATCCGTTAGAACGAGCTATTGAAGATGAAGCAGATACTTACACGTCATTAGCATTCAACACCCCACCACAAGTTTGGTTTGATCCAGAATCACGAAAAACAGGTGCTGACTATAAAGACTATCCAATACTATTCCCAAAAGATGGTAACTTACATATGAATGGTAGAATCATTTCTCCCACTATAGATGAGTTGTGGAAAATGATTAAGGAGCTAATAGCTGGTCGACGTCCGGATGGAGAACTCATTGGAGATGAGGCTGGTTTGCCAAGGGGTGAAGATAGAACAATAGGTAATAGAGCAGATAATAGATTTAATAGAATAGATACACGCCCAACTATTAGAAATCACGGTTTCAAAGATCACGCAGATCCTCTCAAACGAGAAGTAATTGGTGATCCAACATTTATTGATTATGAATTAGACGATGATGATGAACCATACTATGACATCAAACACTGGGTTAATGATCCATCTAAAATACAATATCAAGTTATTAAAGAATTTGTTAGTCTTAATACAATACTTTGTAATGGCGGACCTATTGCTACTGTATTTGAAAGCATAGAAGCAATGCCCGCACCAGAACAGTATTTGCCATCAATGACAACCCCATCTATCCGAGAATTAGAAGCTCAGCTTAAAGGTTTAAGATGGAATCTAGTCTATTATATGACAATGATGCATAATAATGTGGCTTACAATGGACTATTAGGCAGACCTAATTCAGATGACCAAATCTATAATGAAGCTGGTGGATCAACATATATGCTTCACAAAGATTATAGCGCGAAAGATTCTTATCGTGATGTGCCGTCACCTAATCAAACTACATTTCCTAACACTGTGTATGACGAGCGCTTTAATCGTAATGTGTTACCAATACCAGAATATGGTGTTGGATTAGGTCCAATGGCTAAAGACGGAGAAGACATAACTACTACAAACAAGGATGTTGTACCATCATGGGCAACTTATATGGGCGCCGATGGGCAGTGGCATTCTTCTAAACAAGCATTACTAATACCTATTAGAACAATTAGCACAACTAATACTAATGATGAGTACTTTTAAGAGGAACTAACTAATATGAATGAAAAGATAGACACAACAATTAGCGGGCTATATAGTCCTGGTAGTATATGGATAAATGATAAGACAAAACAACTACGATATCGTATAGCACATGATGAGCCATCTAATTGGTTAGTTCCGCTTTCTGTCTATGAAGTTGGCGATAATGCTGATATTTCAGAAGGACCGAATGCTGCATTCATCAAAAGAGGACAACCAGTTTCTATTGGATTATTGGATGATTTAGCTGGTGATGTTAAAGATTCTGCTGATCCAGCTATTATTCCAACTAATCCTAAGAAATACCAATGGTCAATTGGTATCGCCTTAGAAGCTGGAAATGCATCAAGAACTAGAACAGATGGGTATAAGATTTTAGATCATGTTCATGTATTGTCTCATGGTCAAATAGAATATGACTTAACAGATCAACGCGAAAATCTCTTTTTTCCTCCATTAAAAGATAAGACAGCTACTGGAAATGCACGACGCTTTCTATGGACTTATGATGACATTGGCAAACCAGTCTATGTAACTAATCATCCAGATGATTGTCCTATAGGATGTACTAATGGGTTAACTGTTGATATAACTCATGCTTATTACAACGGCAGCAACATAGTATCTATTGGACGATTAGCAGACGCTCCTACTAAAGATCTTATTACAGATCAACAAATAGTTATTGAAGTCGCATTAGCTGGTGATGTTCGTGGTATGGTCGATAGTACACAATTTGATGTACAAATGAAGAACTATCACGGAACAGCTCCTATTTTTGAAAATCAACCAACAGATAGACTTTTCTTTGTTAAAGTAAAAGAAGAAGAAATCGGAGGCATAAATGTTCCGGTTGGTGAAGTCATATTGACAGATGATGACTTGCTTATTGGAATAGAGCATAGTCCAATTGGAGCGTTCTTAGCTAAGCCTAAAAACATGGGTTCTGAATCAGTTCCTAATTATGTCATTGACTTAAATGACTATGTATCAACAGACCTTCAAACTAAAAATGTACTTTGTCATAGATTAGGTATATTAGAGGGTGAAATTCAACAACCAGGATATGGCGGTTTTCAATTTCCACCAGTAGATTTTGGTAAAGAACTTTATCTTAATAAAGGTGACATAACTACTATTGGTAGTGCTGAAACATATGAATATAAAGTTGGTATCATACTTAATGATAATCGGGTACTTATAGATTGTCGTTATCCTCGCACACTTAAAAAGTTTGAAGCATTAGGTACAATTAAGCCTGCTTATAATGATAGAGAAAGTTCTGGTACTAAGTTTGTAGCTGATCCTGGATTTATCATTATAGATCCAACACAAGTTCATAAAGTAACTGAAGCTTGGGCTGGGTTAACACCTGATTATCCTTATAGTTCCATTAATTTTGAAAACTTAATGAAAGCTACATATATGAATGGAATGTATATGTATTCGTTAACAGAAAATGGAACTTTTGTTGACTTACTTGATTATCTAGCCAATACTCCTCCTATTCCACCGTTTACTGTAGATACTCGTTATGATTTTGGCCGAATTCGTAATGGATATTTTATGTTCAAAGATACATATTATTCAGTAACAGAACTTGGTGGCACTAGTCCAGCTAAAGTAATTTCACAAATTAAGTACACTACAGAAGGTAGCCCAGATGCAATGCAATATCTCTGGCCAGAAATGGTATTTCAACATGAATGGACTAATAATCCAACTATTTCTCTTTTTACGAATCCTAATCCATCTTTTGATATCACGCCATTAGTAGATTTAGGATATTATGTAGCAGGAAATGCACAACTTATAGAAAACTATGATATAACTTTAAAACTTGAAGTGCCGCCTGATGATCCTATTAATCCAAATGCTAGAACTCAACATATAATAATTCCTCCTGGCTTTTTTAGAAATGACGCTGGTGAATATTATGGCTATCAATGGGTTATATATCCTTCTGTAAATAATAGATGGCTTCTTGGTATGTTTACTAGACCAGATGGCTCGATACCCTCTTTACGATGTTTAGGAATTACTTGGCCAATTGGAACAAAATATACTACTACTGGTAGAAACTTAAAGCTTTTTATTACTGTTAGACGACGACCAATACAATATCACGATCTATTACTTAATCAGTTAGGGCGATCTGACCTATGGCAACCGCATGCTACAGCTAATGGAGATTTGGTAACTAAAGATGCTATTCATTTTGCAGACATAATACCTATCGCAGGCATTGATGAAAGAAATGAAAAACTTTATGCAGTAGGAAGTGGCGCCACTGAAATTAGAGTAGTTAGTCCAGGCCCATTAAGTGGTGAAGGTTATCCAGAAGATGTATATTGGAAAAAGATGTATGAGAATTACGGAGAACACTTTGATATCCATAATCAAGCGCATCAAATCAGTTTCCTAGAGAAGTACATTGCTCCTAGTAATTTGCATACAGGTGGAAACTTATCTGGAATAAGTTGGACTTATGACTTTAAAGCTAATACAGTAGGTTTAAGTGCTGATATGGCATTGAACTTTAGAGCTAAGAATACAGCTAAAATGCTAGTAAGTGGAACTTATGAAAAGCACTATATTTCCGGTTTATTAGATTACAATGAAGGCCGCACAATCTATAATCCGTCTGGTTTGTATACTACTCCTAGATCCGCATTAAAGACACTTCATGAAATTCCAGTAGGTTTTTTTAATTATACAGATATTAATTATCAAAATAATGAATATACTCTTGGAACAGCACAAGAACAATGGGAAACTAGAATTGATGGCTCTGTCCCATTATTAGAAAGATTCTTAAATAATGATGTTAGAAGAGAAATATTTGCTTCAGTAAGTGGTAATTATGTTAGTGGTACTTCATATATTTATGCTACTAATAACGAAAGTAACACATATAGACAAGCTGAATGGAATCATATAATTCAAGAAATAAATTCTATATTTAGTACCATATATAAAACTAACGATACTAATGCTTATGTAATTCAAGGCGGTAATTATCAAACTTATCAAAATAATCTTAGTCTGTTAAATTATGCAGCAAGAGAAACACAAGACAGATTATTGCGATTAGAAAGATCAGTTTTTGGTGCTGATGCTCCAACATTACCAGCAGGGACTATTGGAAAAACTAATAAAGCCTTTGAATTATATCAAAATTGTTTAGATGAGGGTGGATTATTACGGGTTAGTGATCAATTATTTAAAAATGATATTATTATAAAAAATTCAGATATTAATAAGCCTTATTCATCTTATTTTAAGAGCTTATATTATGAAATTTTTGGAAGATATGAAGACTCAGGTACTTATAAAATTGATGCCGATAATGGTAAAGATACTGGAAATTATATTTATGATACTACTTCAGAATATCCAGGAAAATTTCATAATGTATATTTTTATGTAAATGAATTACGTAATTACTCTGATTATATATGGAATGCCACATCGAGTTCTATTTCTGATATAAATAGAACAGACCAAAAAGGATATTTAAGTGCAGCTGTAATTTTTTTAGAAAAAACTGTAAAAGAAAGCGGAACTAATAGAATTTTTTTATGGCCGAGAGGTGCTGAAAATGCTAATTTATCTCCTTTAACTACAAATGCTTATATTAATAATAATAGATGGTGGAATACTACTTTTATGGGGACAAGAAGAGAAGGAACACCTATAGTTTATACGCAATCATTAGAAGGATTATTAAGTGATGTTATTTATAAATTAACTTTCTTAAAAGAAAATTGTGATGACTTAAATATGAGTTTAAGTTCTTATTTTACATACTTAAATAAATCCTATTTAGTAAAAAATATAAATGGATTATTTTCTTCTGTAAAAGAATCACCGGTATTTCCTAATTCAAAATTATTTATAGATGAAATTTATTATAAAGGACCAATGCCTGCAAGAGAAAACTTAATTCATTTTAATGGTTCTATAGATGGTACTACTAGTATAAATGGTCAATATTCAGCTTTTGGATTTATGGATGACAAAATTTCATCAGCTGGTGCTTTATTTATTAGTCCAATTTATAATCCAAAAAACTGGACTAATCCAGAAGAAAATCAAAAAGCTAAACTTTGGCAAACAATAAGTAATAGAAATCTTTATGATATTATTGACAGATGGGTATTAAGTGGTATTATTCAAGTAGATCCAAATAATTATATTAGTGGTATAAATAATCAATATATTCAAGGAGAAATTGAAGCTCCAGATTCTTTTATTAGTTATCATAATTATTCATTTGGGAGATATTCTTTAGATGATTTTGCTAGAAGTGTAGATCAATTAAGCGGTTGGGCTAATCCAGATATAAATACTTATATGCATTCTAATTTATTTAATAATGTTAATTTTTTATATGAAAAACCAACAGATGCAGATCAAGAATCTCTTCCATTTAATTATTTAAAAGATACTATTGATATTGAATTAGATTTAGGAAGAATAATTATTCCTAGAACTAATTCTGGAGATACTTTAATAAATAATGGTTTAACAAGATATATTGAAAATATTATTGAAAGTTGGATTCCTTATTTTAATAGTGATGATTTAGATTTACAATCAACAACAGATTTTAAAGATATAACAGTTAAGAGTCCCATTGAAATATCCGTTCCACAAAGAAGAGCTTATCAATCTGGAACTTTAAGTTTTCCCGCAGCACAATACACTGAAAAAGTAATAAAAGGTATTCAACATAATAGTACTCCTTCTACAACAGAAGTAGACATTCAAGTACGTTTAAATACAAGTATTTCAAATACTATATCTTTAAATGCTAGTACCGGAATAGTAAGTGTGTCTACTAATACATTACAATATCGTGTTAATAGCTCTGGCTCTTGGGTTAATGTTGCTCCGGCATTTACTATGCCTTTTGAAGTATTTAATGAAAATGAATTAGTTTTTGAACCTAGAACAATAGGAACTAGTCCTAATCAAATTGATTTAGAAAAGTTTTCAATCGGTTCTTTTACAATACCAAATGCTTTAATTATTCCAGCTGAAACAATTATTATAAAAGATGATTTTAAAATTTTAGAAATTTCTGGTGATTTAGATGTTACTACAGAAGCAGTTGGCGGAAGAATTTCAGGTAATTTAGAATTAGATCCGTCAATGAACTCTAATTGGGTTCCATCTACCACTTTATTTAACGCAACACATAATTTAGCTATTGCAACTAAAGGTATTAGACAGACATGGTCTAATAATTTTGATGATGATGCCCAAGTAAGAGTATCTTCTTCAGTACTAACAAACGGAGCTTCTGGAATAGCTCCACAAATGGTTGGATTTAGACCTACAATTCAAGATTTTAGAATTCATGGTGGTCATATTCCATTAAAATATGATATGTTTGTAAAAGTTAAAGCACAAGAACATATTGTTAATCAAATACATCTAAATTCAAAAATAGAACCTATCAATTATCCAAAAGAAGAATTTCCTGCTAATTATAATAGAACTCTTTATCCAAGTTCTAATTATATGGCTATTAATAATGGATCAGAAGTATTTATATGGTGGGATGCAATAAAAAATGTTCAAGGATATACACTAATATTCTTAAAATATGATACTGATACAGATAATGATATGGATCCTCCGGAAGTATACTTAAAAGATGAACCAACTACATTAACAATTAAAAAAACTCCTTTAAATTGTTTTCATTTTTCAAGACTCGGAATATATTTTCCTGGAGAATTTTATGTATATGTAAGAGGATTAGTTGCTGATGATATTGGAGCTTTAGAAAATGAAATGATTGAGAATTATGTTTCTAAAAATTCTACTGATTCTGAGAGATATCATAAAGCCTATTTACAATTATCTCATTTAATTACATATTTTCATATTCCAGGGCATCCTTCTACTGCAATAGAAGGAAGACCAATATTAAATAATATTAGTTCTCAAGTTTTAAAAGATATTTGTGAACCAAAAATGTTTGATTTAGTTAGTAAAGTATATAATATACTTAATTAAATTTTACTTAATTATTCTTATATTATCTTTATATAAAATACTTAAATTTTCTAATAATGATAAAATGTATTGTTCTTCTTCAATTTTATTAAATTCTAATAAATAAGTATTAAAAAGTTTATTTATTAGAATTAATTTAAATGTAGAGTGTTTTTCATATTTTTTTAACATTAAAGTTATTTTTTCACAAATTTCTTTATTTTCAGAGTGTCCGCTAATATAGTATTTATTATTTTTATTATATATTTTTACCATTTATAATTTTCCAAATCAGTTTCTAATAATTCAGAACCATTATTACTAAAACCATTAAAAATGCTATCTTTTCCTAAATAAAATAATTCTATTTTTGGTCCAGTATTTGGGAAGTCTATTGAATATAATTCTCTTCTCCAAGTTTTTCTAAGTGTATCTTTACCTGCTCCTTCAACAATGGCCGGCCCCGCTGGGCCCAGCGGCCGTGCTTCGGCCGCTGTATAATAAAAATATTCTTTTGAATGTGTTAATACTTCTTCATTTAATTCAGTAAAAAAATAATATATTGATGACTGCCTTGTTAGTATTTGATTTATTTTTTTATTAATATTTGCTGGTTGGCCTCCTGCACCATTTTTATCATCACATTCTAAATTACTAATTCTTTCATCCATATACGAGTTAATAAATCCCATAGAATCTCTATCTCCGTAATCTCTATTATCACCAGCCCCCCAACCTAAAAATTTAATTTTATTTTCATCTATATTATAAAAATTTTTACAGATTTCAAAATTACTGATTTTATCCGGAGAAATTTGTATTCGATCCATTTCAGGAGATAATGTTATTCGTGGCTGATATATAAATTTTATATCACCAGTACCCAATCCTATACCTAAAAAATAATCAACAATATTATAAAATATTCCTTTTGCTTCTTTTGCTTTAGCGCTTTTACCATAATCACAATCATATTTCAATCCAATAGTTCGATGTTTATAATAAACATCAGATGATCGTGACGTATCTGTACTTCTTTTATAGCTTTCTATATAATGAAAATAGCTAAAAATATTTGGTTCTCTTGTAATATAAGTTTTTCCTGCTCTTCCACCAGCTGTAATTAATGCAGAAATAATTTCTCCTTGACTTGTTGTTATATTTTCATCATTAATTGTTTTTACTATATTTTGTTTTATAACAAATTTACTATTATCATTTTTTATAACATGACCAGAATGATTAATATAATCAGTTTCTGAAATATTTGTTAAGTTTCTCCAAAAAACAGGATTTATTTTTTTTAATTGTATTCTATTTTCTATAGAGAAATTCTCTAAATTAGTATTTAATTCTTTATAAATACAAGAAGGGCTTCCTGCACCTCCTGCTCCACCAGAAGCACCCATTTCTCCTCTTGCAACTTCTTTTCCATTTTTTCCGTCTTCTCCATTTTCTCCTACAATATAATTTAATTCACCATCTTTTAAATAAATTATACAATCTATAAAAGCTCCTCTATATTTTAAAAATTCAGAATTTCTTAAAAAATTTTGTGCTGGCATACCAACCCCTTGTTGAGGTCCTCTATCTACACCTTCTAAATTATCATTACTTCCTTGAACAAATCTATTAAAGTTTTCTGTACAATCATAAGGATAAACAATTAGTGTTCTTGCTTCTGGTAATGCAGGAATTGCAGAAGCTGCAGGAAGTCCACTTGACCCAGTTCGTCCAGATTCTAAAAACCCATTTCCTGGAATACCTGGTGCTCCACCATGTCCTAGAACTATTCTATCATAATAAGTTGGAATTTCGTGCCAAGCTACACCAACAGATCCCCCTCCGCCGCCGCCGCCGCCGCCGAATAAAGCATCTGTAAGAGGTTTCTGAATTATTGGATATTCTATTCTATAATGTGGTTCTAAAATACCAAATGCAGCATCGCTTCCATCACCGCTATCTCCTCCAATAAAACCATCACCACCAGATCCTCCAGTTAATCCACAAACTTCCCAAGGTTCAATAGCATAATCATAATGATTTCCATACATTTTTTCAAAATCTAAAGTAACGGTACCGCCGCCTCCACCGCCGCCTCCACCGCCGCCGCCGAAGATAATTGAAGTTGATGGTCGTCCCAAGTTTAATTTAGCATTATCGACTCTTCCAATATTATCAAATTCCCAATATAATTGTTTAGTACCCGATAAAACATTTACTTCTGTTTCTACTGAACCATAATCACGTGCCCACTGATCAAAAGATAATAGTCTCCAAGGACCATATATTGGATCTCTATTACAAAGGCCATTAGAATAACTTGGACAATTTGTTACTGGATTGGCGCCAGCGCCGCCGGCATTTGGATTCCAAAGCCCAGACCCAGTCAACCAATTACCACCAGGACAACTAATATATCCTTGATAAGGAGCATTTGATCTTGGTGGCCGGCAAGCATTATAACCAGTTATATCTCTATCTTGTTTTCTTCCTGATATAGACTGTTCAATAATTTTAACTTTTTGATGTGACCATAATTGTTCTCCATTAAGAGTATGAAATAAAATAGTATTTTTACCATTTTCAACAATCCATTTATCTACTATACCTAAAATAATTTGTGATGATGGAGCATAGTAATAGTATCTTTTTGCATCTGTAAAATATCCATTCCATGACTTACCTTGTGGTGGATTAGGATCATATGGTTCATGACCAACATTTCCTTGCCAATTTCCACCTTTCCAACCCTGATTAGGAATAGTTGGGCCGCCGTCAAGAGCTTCTTGACCAGCATAATTAGCATCAATAAAATCTCTAATAGCTTGTTTTATAGTTTTTTCATTTGTAACAGTTTTTACCATTGTTATATAATTTCCAGCAATATCAGGAAGGTCTGGCATTCGTCCCAGTGGAGTTTTAAAATCTAAATCATCTAAAGGATATAAAAGGTCTATAAAAAAATAAGTATCCCAAGAAATTATTAATTTAGAAGAGTCAGGATCTGTTGGAATTGTAAGTTCTTCATATGAGTCCCAATGAGTACCTTGTATAGGAGATTCAAGGCCGGAAGGGCCGGGTACTGGAAAAGATACATATTCTGACTTTCTCGCATAAATATTAATAATAACGTTTGATGCATCAAACGTTTGTTTTAAATTTAATCTATCTGGAGATACTAAAGTTAAAGGTGCATGATATCCGTTTCCGCCATTCCCTGTGTTTCCACCACACATTTTTAATCTATAATAACCCTCTTTAATAATTTGAAGAGTGCCCTCTTCACCAGGTACTGTTGTTAATAAAGAAACATTTTTTATATAATCAAGAAAAGGGTTTATAGAAATATTATTATATAAAACTTTAAATTTAAAAGTAACTGTTTCTATATTTTTTACACGTAATAATTCATCCTCAGTTAAATTAATATCATAAGCTGGGCGTTGGTATAAATAGTAATCGCTAAATTTTGATTCAAATGGAACCATAATTGCACTTCTTAATATGTCTAAAGTTGTAGCATGGTCTGAAGTACTTGATATAACATGAGATTTTTCTGTACTAGTTAATAATTTAAAACTATCTACTTTTTCATGTTTTAGATCTTTACCTTTTTGAATTCTATAATTATAATTTGCATTGCCACTTAATTGAACATTATTCATTATTAAAAAAGATAAATATGTATCTTCTATAATATTACCTAATTTTACTTCAATAGCTAAATCATTATCAATTTTAATATGTTTAGGAATATCAAAAGTTAAAAAACAATATTCTTCTGGTTCAAAAACAGATTTATTTAATCTAAAATTTAAAAAAGAATTATAATTATTAGTATTTATATTTACATTATAAGATTTTAATTTTATTGCTAAAAATAAATCTAACTCTATGTTTAAAATTTGAAAATAAAAATTTTGAACTGTTTTGTTAATTGTACCATAAAAAGTATCACTATTTTCTTTTTCAATAATTGAATTAGAATATAATGTGCTATTTCCCTCATCAATTTTTATTAATGTTGATTCTGGCGGATCCTTTTTGAGAGCTCCATTTATTTTAGTAATAGAGTCAAATTTATATTGTTGATCTCGAGAATTTTGATCATGATCGAAAACACATTGAATAAATAAAAATTGTCCTACGTTTCCGTAAATCGAAATTAAATTATTAGAATAAAAAGCAATATTATCATATGAATAAGTAAATTTAGAAATTCTTCCATTTCTGATTGCCGGCATAAATAATTTATCCTCGTCTTCAAATTGATTTCTTTCTACTTTAGATGATGAAATTAATTTTATTAATTTTTTTTCAGTTAAGTTTAAGTATAAAAAAAGATCATGATCAATATCTAAATCAATAGAATCTTCATTTGTTTTTATTTCATATGTAATTGGATTTGTAGGAGTGCCTAAATAAAATTTATTATAATATTGACTTTCAATAAAAAATTGATGACGTTTTAATAATAAATCATTATTATATTTAATTTTAAAGTTTATCTCATCATTATCAAAATAATATATATTTTTATT